CAAAATTAACAAAATTGCAGCTTCAACAAGCGTTGGTTGTAGAATTAATGATTTGACAAAATAAGCACCGAACGCAATAAGAGGTATATTTTTTCTAATACTCAATAGCATTTAATCTCCCGTTAAAATGTAAAAAAAGATAAACTGCGTAACCTGCTTTATATTGTCCGCATTGGACTGCTTGCCCCACTAGAGGCTCTCAGGATTGCATTTGCCTATCACATAATAGTTGTTAACAGTGTAATAATGAATTTAGGCCATTTTTAAGCCCATTTTGGCCCATAACTTAACAACTATTTATATGGCACATGAATACTCCCATATATGTCCAGAATGCATGTGTTTCATGGATTTTTATGGGGATCAACAACAATACCTAAAATGCAAAGCCTGTGGTTTTACAGTCAAGCTTCTCAAAAAAATTATCAACATATTAAGGGGATAAAATGAAAGAGTTAATTACTTTGGATCAATATACTATGAATAGGGACAAAGAGTATCCTGATGAATGGACGGAACAAACAAAAGATAATGCACTTAATCTCTTAAAAAAAGTTAATGCTTTATTAAATGATTTAGGTGTTCAAAAGGTTAAAGTATCAAGTGGCTTTAGACCTTCTGAAATCAATTCGGGATTACCCAATTCAGCAAAGAGAAGCCTACATATGTTTGGCATGGCTGTTGATATTCATGATGACAAGGAACAATCTCTCGGAAAGCTTATCGCAAATCGTCCAGATCTTTTAAAAAAATATAATCTATGGATTGAAGATTTAGGGTCCACTCAAGGAAAGAATAGTAACTGGACGCATTTGGATTGTGGTAATAGGACCGACCGACCATCCCGTTGCTTTAAACCTTAAATAATGTACCAAAGATTGGTACCATCAATAAGTTCACCAAAAAACTTTAAATCATTTTTAAATACCGGCATCTGTGTGCTGAAGTGTGGGTATTCATATTTAATATAGATTCTTTCAGGATCTTTAATAATTTCTAAATTCCCTAACTTATCATATTTAAAATGGTATCCAATATCTCTTTTATTAATTTTTTTCATTTAATCCTCTTGTTGCAAATAAATTCTAGAGCCTAGTATATCGCTCACTGTTATAAGATCATCAACATATTTAATAGGTTTTGTTTCTACGCTATCAACAAAAGATTCTAGTTCTAATTTTCTAATTACCGCTTCCGCCCATTTAACACCCCCCGCACTCCATACTCTAACATAATATCCTCTGCCCTTCATCTTTTTTAACAGAGCTATATGCTTTAAATGCGGTATTAAATAAAGAACACTATTATCATAAGGATCAATAAAGTCAATAGCGTCAATTGTCCCCGCTTTATTTTTATGAGGATGCATATAATTATCCCCCCATTTCACCAAGGTATCATCTACATCAAAACAAATTACCTGTTCATTTTCAATTACTTGCATTATTGCACTTCTTTCTTATATAATCTAAAAGATAAGTTTAATTTATTAATTGGTTTATTTTTTTTAATAGAATTTTGCACGTGCCAATGATGAACGTTTAATTTTAAAGCGGCTTCTTTTATTGATTTAAATATTTCACCAGTCTCTACACATATTACTGGTTTTTTTCTATTTTCTCTAGCGGCCAAAAATCTAGGATCAGTTTTATTTAATTCAGATAATCTTTTTTTGGCAATTTCTCTATTTTTTTGATTTTTTGTGGGATCTTTTCTCATTTCTTTTAAATTATTAGAGAGTATCTTTCTAAGTTCTTTAGCTCTTGGATCTTTTTTCCAAAATTTTTTATTAGATTTTCTAAGGCGTTCTTTTGCTTTTAATAAATCTTCTGGAGTTAAATGGCCCCATGTATTTCCACCAGTTCCTCCTTCAGTTAAATTATAACCAAAATTTCTATCTAATGTTTTAAATTTTTCAATATAATATTTTTCTTTTAAATTCAATTCATTTTCATCAGATGCGGTATAAAGGATTTCATAATCAAAAGAATCAATACCATATTTTCTCATAGCTCTATATAATAATTTAGCTCTATAATCTTGTTTTGGATTTTTCCAAGCTTTCAAATGATCTAGAATTCTACTCAATCCTTTTGAACATTTTCCAATATAACTTTTATTAGAATCAATATGATAAATCCTATAAATTATTAGTTGGTCCTTATAATATAAAATATCTGATTCATTTACTATCTTCATACTTATAGTTGTTAAACTATCTTTCATGAAATAACGATAATTCAATTTGGGCATTTATTTTTAATTATTTTAATTACTTGCCTTATTGTTTCTTCTTTTGTTATATAATTTTCCGTTGGATACATTAAATTTTTAGGATCGCGAGAATGTTCTATAAAAAGGGCACAATGCAAAATTTCGTGCATAAAGGTGGAGAAACGAACATCTTCGCCATCTCTTTTCCAATAACCTTTATCAATTGATAAAATATATCCAGAACTATATATTTGACATAAACCCATAACTCCAAGATCTAAATTATCCATTTTAATTATCCTATGTTTAGGATGATTTAATTTTATTATTGGGCAAGTTTGTAAAGCTATTTCATTAAACTGATCATAATAAGGTTTAAGTTGAGGATCTATTTTCTCAATGGGAAAGAAATTAACTATAACAGAAATAACCGCAGTAAGGAAAATACTAATTATTAATTTTAGCATCTATGTCTTTCTCCACGCGTTTCTTTACACGCGTCTGTTTCATAGTTTTCTTAGCTCTTTCAAGATTACACCCAGGACAGGTTCTTCCATTCCATAAACGGCCACGCTCATCCATCCATCTTTTATCTTTTAAATTAAACTGACCATCTTGAACTCTAACCTTAAGTTGATTACAAACCTTACATTGTCTCATTTCTGGTTCCTTAGTAAAACTCATTTATTTTCCTCCCAATAACAATCTGGACATAAGCCCGATTTCTTAATAAATCCCATTATAAACATAAAATTAACTGGTCCCTTACATTTAAAACACTTATAACCAGAAAAAGAACTATCTTCATTTTCTTCTCTGGGGTTTTCTTTTTGATTTTTTTCCATTCTTTTTCTTATCACTTTCTAAATAACACCACGTTGAACAATACACTTTAAAGTTAATACAGAAGTATTCATTCTCATTAAACTCACAGATTTCATCTTTACAATAAGAACAAAAATGAACCTCAGTCTTCATCTCCACCTCTAATTTTTCTAAATATAACTGGGCTATGTTTATTTAAAGCAAGTGCCCTAGCATTATCTATTGCGACAATATACTCATCAATTCCCCTATATTTTCTTTCCCCATAAAGACCATGTGCCTTATCTGGAAAGTCTATAAGAAGATAAATATTCTCTAATAAACGATAATCTTCCTTATTTAATAAATAGGATCTCTTATTAAACTTTATCACTCTCTGCCCTCATAGTTTGGTTTTCTCAAACACTCTTTACAATAAAGATAGCCATCGCTTCCATATTCCCACTTATGTGGGCCATCACAAGCCTTACTTGGCATCTTACTACCCTTAGATAAGATAAATACAACCACGCCCATTATAAGAAGAAATACAAGCATTATTTTACCACCTTAAACTTCTTTCTTTTCCTATTATATTTCCATTTGCGTATCTTCTTATTCATATCAAATATAATCCACATCGCTAAAAGCAAAGGCGCCCACAAAAGAATTAAACATGCTGAAAATATTATGACTGCTCCCATTTCCTATAGTCCTTTGTTAAATCATTATCTGAATATACAACCTTAAGAATGGTGCCCTTATAATGCGTTTCTATAAACTTATTAGCATCTTCTATTTTATCAAACACACCCACAATTAACTTGTTTCTATAATTAGCTGAAATTAACTCAACCGCTAAAAGAAGTTTATTATCCGAAGCTCTTTTAATTGTTTCTATACGAGTTCTATAATTAATAGGTTTAATCTTTCTATAAGACTTATACCCCTCTTTTTTAAAGTACTCATCCCAATATCTAGCCCTAACCCTAAGATCATTTTCCTCATTAATTGTTTCTATAATTATAAGCTTTGCATTTTCTTTATCTGAGGAAGCCCAATGTGACCCATCATTTAATGTTTCTATAGTTCTACCTATATTAAAGAAAAAGTTTCTAGAATATGATACAAACACAAGTTTTTTTTCCTCATTAATTAGTGCCCATACACACATCTGAGGGAGCTTTAATAGCTCATTAAAGTAATTAAGTGGTTGAAATATAGAAATGGGTGAAAAGGCCATATAGAAACAGTTGTTAACTGTACATAAAAATGTTTCTAGATTTCCGACCATGTATTATTATATCGAACTGTCTTTTAATTGCATATATAAAATACTGTCTAACTACTTGATTTTACTAGGTTTTTTACAATATTTCAATATTAGCATTCTAAAACACGAAGAAAATCATTAAAAAATGTTTCTATTTATTTCTATAATTTTAAAATTCTCTAATAAAATCAACTACTTACAAGATGCATTTCTATATTATATACACTATAAAATTCATATAGCCGCCAAATCGAATATAAAGGGGTCGTTTCTAGAGTCAAAAACTTAAAAATTCTCGTGTCAGCTAGGCTTAATTTCATCGTTAGTAAAAGGTACCTACCCCCCTCCTGGCTCCTATATTGCTACTGCAAAAATTGTTCCAATTAAAATTCCCTAATGATTACATATACTTATACTATATACTATAACTTAGCTATCCTACTTACATATATAATATGGACTATTAAGTAGTTGATATCATTAAGGTATTAGTCTTTTTGTATATGGGTTTATGTATTGTAATGTATTAAAGTATATATTGGTTATAGGAATGAATATATTGGATATGAGATTGTAAAGAATGAGGTGGGTTTTTCCTAGTTACTTCTTATACTATTACTTATATAACACTATATACATTATTTAATAAGATAGTTTATATTAATATAGGGAAAAAATAATATTAAAGTTTTAGTTGACGCATACCGTTAAGTATTGTATAAGGGGAATATATGAATTATACAAAAAAACAATTAAGAACATTAGAATACTTGGCTTATATGGAAAGCAGAGAGTATTTAGGTAATGGAAGAAGCTATAGATGTATATGCAATGATTGCCATATAGAAGAGACCATACATTCTGCTGGTACTGTTAGTGCTTTATTTATGACAGAGCATATGGGACATAATACATTTATTAAATATTATGGTTATTAGTCCTCAAGTTTTAACGCACTGTGTCGATAAGTATTTAAGAGGTGATTTATGGAAACAAAAATATTTAAAATAGTTAAAATAAAGAATAATAAAGTTATAGGTTTTCTAGTTGGGAAAACAACAGACGATCTAGGCAATAGATACTTAGTCTATAAGACAAGTTTATTCAATGAGAATGTTAAAACTCTTATGATAACAGAAGTAACAGAAAAGCTTTACAGAATTGACGTAGAGACACAAAAAGCATAAAAAGGGGGATTTATGGTTATTAAATGCTCACAACGTTGGGAATTAGTTAAAAAAGACAAGTTATATATTGTACAATCTTTAGTTATTAATAAGTCTTATGCCATTACTTCTCTTAGTACTGCTTTAATGGTTTATGACCTATTAAATAAAGGTATTACATTAAGTGCTATTAATAGATATATTGCTGCATAATGTTAAAGTTTTATGTTATTATACCGAATAGTTATTATAAGGAGTTTATATGTTTAAAATAGTTATAGGGTTATTAGTCGCGCTGGTTGGTTTTAAGGCTGTTAAAGAGTTAGACGATAGAAGTGTTGACCATCTTGATATAATGGGCTTATAAGGCTTATTAGAGTGTTTAAACATTAAATGAAAGGATATATATGGAAAATAAAGAGTTTGCTAAAGAAAGAATACTTGAATTAATTCAAGCAATAATGGATAGAGAAGAATTAAAAAAGGACTCTATTGCTGATCTTGGTTTTATAAAAATTTATTTAAAAAAACTAACTGATTAAAACTTATTCACTCTATTAGTGCTATAAGTGTTATATATTGATTTTAAAGGTGGCATAATAAATGTATATAAGAATATTAAGAAAGTGAGGAACGTATGTTAAAAGCTATTGTTGTTATATTGTTTGTGGTATTAATGGGAATACAAGCTAAGAGTTGTTTTATTAGTAGCGGGCTTGTTTTAAAAGTACTAACAAAATAATATTAAAGTTTTGACGCATAAAGACGATAAGTTATATGAAAGGTAGGACGTTATGAAAGCAAAAGTTATTAGTTTACATATTTTCAAAACTCAAGTTATGATGGGGAATAGTAAAAAAGCGGCTTTAGAGGCTGCAACATTTAAAGAAGAGCATGAACAATTGGCTTTAAAATACCACAAGCCTATTGATAAAAAACACGCTAAATTAGAGCTTGTTAAAAACATTAAAAAGGTTGCATAAATATGGATATTGATAGCGTTTTAATTATTAAAAAATTAGCTCAAAACCCTTATAAAGAAGGCACTGAACCATGGCAAGTTTATATAGATGCTTGTTTGTGTGAAAAAAATGGGGAAGTCTCAGTTAAGGATATGATGATTTATAACGATTTGCCATATTCTTATTATAAAAAATTTATTCCAAGATTAATTGATGATAATATATTATTTTTAAAATAATTGACAAAGTGTGTTAAGTTTTATAACATAAAGCCGAATAGTATATTGAAAGGCAGGGAATGAAAATGAAAACATTAAATAAAGAACAAGTACTAAAAAGACTAACAAACGCTGAAAGAAACCATCGAGCTAGGATTAAAAATTTTTGGAAAAAATATAATCAAGATGTTACATTTCAAGAGTATATGAATGATAAAGAATTTAGAACATCATTGAAGTATTTTAAAAGACTTAATGTATTTAAGGGTTCTAATGTTCATTTTAACCCTGAGACAATGGTAGCAAGTTCTTATGAATGGTGGAAATTTGTAATGCCTCTTAAAGGAATGCTAGTATATAATAACTATGGTTATTCAAACAGCACAAGGCTGCATCAATCAAAGGTTTGGAGCCTTTTAAAAGATTTGGGTATTAAAATTGATATTAAGGTCAGTACTACTGAAAGTTTAGATGATTTAACAATTGGTAGTGTTGAACGTAAATTACGTGAAATTTTTAAATTAGAATCCGCTATTAAGTATGGCAATAAGAAAAACGTAAAATGGCGTAAAGGGAATATTAGTGCCATTGAAAAAGAAATTGCTCTTTTTGGAAAATTAGGACTTAAGATTTCTAAAAAAGAAGTCGAGAAAATGCGCAAGACCTTTCATGATGTAGAAACACAAAAGCGCGCCGAGAGAAAAGCGCATTTGAAAGCACAAAAAGAACTAGTGAAAGAGTTAGCAAATAAAAAATCAACCTTTAGTTTAGAATTAGGAGCATAATATGGATAAGGAAGTTATTGATTGTTTGCGGGATGCAATATATTCAGCTTTAGATTTAATTAAAAATGAATTAGGACAAGGCAAAGTGACAGCAAAACTTGAATGCGCTGCTAAATTATTGAAAGGACAAGAAAATGAATAACGCCCAAAGAATTGTAAATCACTTTTTGAATAATAAAACAAAAAAACAGGTCGGACAATATGCGACAAACGGAAAGGTCCTTGTATATATTCCTACACAAGATGAAACTAGGTACTTACGAGATGATGATAAGAGAACGCCTAAAGATATTATTGCAGTAAAATTTAACAATTTTGTTTTAGGCAATAGCAGCGTTTTAAGACACGTTTCTTTTAAAGAAAAAAGTACTGAAACCGAAATTCAACGGGTATTGAGTGAAAAAATTACAATGGTACCTTTCAATGTTTTTGAACAAGCAAAACTTGATCTATCAAAGTTTGAATTGATCGAAAAAGGACTAGAAGAAACTGTTAAACAAAAAATTTTAACACTTAAAAAAATAAAAACAAAAAAAGGTTCTAATACTTTTCCAAAACCAGAATATGAGACAACCTTTGTCGATAGACATTTTACAGGTGCATGTCTCTTTAAGATTGATAAAGATTTATTTCTATTTGATCTTGACAGACGCGAAGTTAAAGAAGGTATTCTAAACCCTTTCCTTGTATCCCTTCCAGACACGAGTATAAAAACAATAAAAGATGCTTATGAAAGTTTAAAACCCGAAGATGTAAAAGTTGCGGAAAAAGAGGGCCTGAAGGTTTTAAGACAAGGAGAATGGTTCTTTATTCCTACAGAATTAAGTCAAACTTTCATTAACGCGCATTATAAAAAAGAAGAAAGAAATCATTGGGATGGAAAAACTGATTATATTTATCCAGAATTAGTATTACGAGCGGGACAAAATAGACCTAATAGAGCTAAAATGGGTTTTGAAGCTGAAAAAACAGTTTACGTTAAAGGAAAAATTTCACATACAGGACGCGAACATGCGGACCTTGAATTAAAGGGATGGCATATTGCGGTTCCTAATACCGCGACAAAAAGTTGGACAGTGACAGGGGATATCGATTAATAAATATTTGACAAACGATATAAAGTTTTGTATTATTAAACCGAATAGGTATTTATGAAAGCATTTAGAAAACATAAAGTAAACAATTTATATTGGTCTTTTGAATTAAAAGAATGGGTGACGCAAAATTGCATTCCTTTTGGTTCTTTAGTTATTGACCATGAAGGAAGGGATATTTCAAAGGAATTAAAGGTAATAAACCCATTACACAAAAGAAGGGATAAACTAATAAAATGAGTGCAGGACAAATTTTTATTGGAATATTAATAGGAATATGGTATTTAATACCATGGTCACAAGTTTTTGGATGGAAAGAATGACTTGGACAACGTTTTTTATTATTGTTTTCTTTTTATGGTATTTTGATTTAATAGGTCCATGAATAAGAAAAAGTTTTTTTTATATGTTGACGGTTATAGAATTCCTATAGAACCTGTTACTTATCAAAAAGCCGTTAAAGTTATTGAAATGCTAAGAATATGGTATCCAAAATCTAAAATCACAATGGGAGCGACAGAAAATGTTATTAAATGATTTCATTAATTTTCATAAGAAACAAGGTGGAAAATGGTTTGATGTTGAAACAATGGATTTTTGGGGTTCAAAAATTAAAATCTACGACCCGTTGACTGGTTATTTTATTAGTCGTGAGAAGAAAAATTTTGATGCTTTAGAATTCGCGTACACTATCCGAAAAGCTGATTTTAAAACTGGCACTGTTGAAACCGTTGGAAGGTTTTTAGAATTTGAAACTCAAAACGAGGCACTGAAAGCTTTAAGACGTTTAATAAGAGACAGAGTGAAAGGTATTATTGAATTATGAAAATTTATTTTTTACATTGTATTGAATTAAATTATAATGATTTCATACTTTCAACAAGTGATTTTAAATTAATTAATAAAAGGCTTAAAAGAAAACAGAAAGATTTTCCATCCCATACTTATGAAATTAGAACTCTTTTTTTATGAAACGTTATGCTTTAAATAAAAATAAATTCTTAAATACTAATGAGTCAAAACATTTAAAGTCTTTGATCAAAGATTCTTCACGAGACGCGCTATTAATAGGATTGGCATTAAGAACCGGCGCAAGGGCTCAAGAACTGTTAAACATTCAAAAATCAGACCTTGACGTTGACGGGAAGTCCGTTTTAATAAGAGGTATTAAAAACTCTGACGATAGATTAATCCCATTAGAAAAAACCTTCTTTAAAAAGCTATTAGAATATTCAAAAACTATTGAAGGCGAAACCCTATTCCCTATCTCGTATGACCGTCTTGTGGATATATGGAACCATTACAGGCCCACAAAAAAGAAGTTTCATTCATTAAGGCATACTTTTGCAATAGAACTTTATAGAGCGACAAAAGATATACTACTTGTAAAAGCGGCAATGGGCCATCGTTCATTGCTTAATACAATGATCTATTGCGATTATATAAATCAAACTGAAAGACTTAAAGACGTATTAAAAGCCACTAAATAACCCGTCTAAAAGTTCTACATGTCTATCGTATTCTCCATCATTCCAATACTTTAACAAAAATCGTACAAAAGTTTAACACTTGTCAAAAGTCTAAGTAGTTGTAAACACTATTGGCACCATGCATGCAATATATACATGCGGGGGGTGACAAAATGTTAGCAATTTTATTAAAAGATATCACTATTGATGAAGGGCTTGTTTTAAAAAAGAATGAAACAGTTTTTATCAATCCTGAAAACAGTTATGCAACAGTTATTAAACAAGGTGAAAGGATCTGTTTTGATATTCACAAAGATGAATATGCAACCTTTAATTGATACTTGTTTGAAACTTATACAGTAAAAGTCTCTCTGCGTTAAATATAATGCATTTAAGAATGGCATATCGTTTGCTCTTAAGATAATATGTAACAATAATGTTACAACTTTCAAGGAGTAAAAAATATGTTAGACAAAAATGAATTAAAAACTATTGCAAATGAGAGTCCTACTTCTCAAGCGGTATTTGATCATTTGGCTTCACGCCAAAGATTTAGAGTTAGAACAAATCTCGTTAAACTCAAATATGATCTTATTCACAATGGCAAAAAAGTTGTGGACAATGAATATTTGGGGACCTTTAAAAAACTTCATGAGTTGGGAGTTGGAAATTTAATTGTAGGGAGACGAGGAAAACCAAATAGATTTATTTGGAACTTTAATCTAAAGGATATAGGACAAGCGGCTTTTAATGAATTGAAAGATGATGTTAGAACCGTTGGAAAAAAGTCAACAAAAAGAAGAATGCGGGTGAGAAAAAAGATTGTTGAACAACAAAACGTTAGTCCTGAATTTAGAAGTGAACAAAAACTAGCAGAAATTTCAATCCCTATTTATTCACATTTTAAAGCTCATGATATTACGGCACTATTAGATTTAATAAAGGAGCTTTCAAAATGAAAAAAATATTATTAGTTGAACAAGATGAGGACACGGAAGAAACGTTAAAAGAAGTTTTAAAAATGACGGTAGATTGCGAAATAAGGACCGCCAAAAGACCTGAAGAATTAAAGAAAACACTTGACGCATCGTGTTGTGATTATATAATAGTTGACAATATGACAATGCTTGTCAATGGTTTAAAGGAAGTTTTAAAAGAAAAGTTAAAACAAGATTGTAAACTCATTATTACCTCAACTTTAAAGTATGATGACAAAATCTTTAATGATTTCAAGGGTTTAAAGTGGAAAGCCTTATTAAAGAAACCCTTTGATATGAGGGATTTGCAAAATATGATAAGAGGGTAGGATGTTCTTTTATGTTTTAACGCTCTAATAGGTCCATGGTGCCATTATTCTTTAAAAGATATATGATGCCATGGATTGAAGAGTTTTAAAGCCTTATAAACGATTCATGGTTTGTAAGTTATTGAAATTACTAGAAAGTGAAATTTATTTTAAAAAATGCTAAAGTTTTTATCAAAAACAACCGATAAACCGTTAGGTCTGGAAAACAGATCAAACGGAACCCATAAGTGTTTCACTTGTTGGGAAGGGGTTTTCTTTCTTTTTTTAAAGTAAATGTACTGGATATGAATGATATCTACTTCTTTATAATACTTAACTAGTTATTTACAATATTATTTACTATATATACAATACTTCATTATATAGAAAAATTGACATTATGTGTAAAAGTTCTAAAGTTTTAAAATAGGGGGCCGATAAGGAGTTTATGATTAAGTTTTTAAAAGAACATTATACACCAATTATATTTTTAACCATCTTTTTAATATTAATGTTTATGAAATATTTAGGGGTAAATTAATGAAATTTAATTTTAAAAAAGCCAATATGATGTTATTCAGAATATTATGTTTCATTATTTATGCATGTTTAGGAATTACAATTTTAAATTACAATAGTTTTTATGGATTTTTATTTATATTGTTATCTTTTATTGCGTTCTTTTACATTTTAACAGGATGGGAGTAAAAATGAAAAAAGTTTATATTTTAACAGAAACAATTGGTGAACAAGTTTGTATTTTAGCAGATGGTTTTAAAACAAAACAAACCGCCATCAAAAAGAAAAAAGAATATGAACAAGAAGAAGGTAATATTTCAACATTCAATGTTCATGAAGTTGAGGTGCAATAATGACTTTAGAGAAGTTTTTTAAAAACGGATGTCAAGAAAAAGATTTTACTGAAAGTGTTTATAAAAGCTTTTATTTGGATAGTAATTTGTTTATCGCGCATTTTAATAAAAGTTCGTTCTATAGCGCAAGATTTGGAACCCATGAGAAGTTATTGAATACCATTGAAATTATTAATACTTCAAGTCCTAAAAACAAGACAGTAAAAAAGATGCAAAAACTTATTAAGGAAAATAATAAAGAAGTTCATAAACAAATTGCTGAAAAACTTGCGAATGAAATTAAAATACTAACAGCAGATTTAACGGCACTTTTAGTAAAAGCGGAGAAATATAAATGAATAACTATGAAGTATATTTTTATCTTAGTACAAAAAAGGGACCAAATTTACCAAAAATATTTTATACTAATTATACTCATTCAAAAGTATTACAAATAAAATGGTTATGGTTTTCTTTGGTTCTTACTAAAGAGCTTTTAAATTAGTATAAAAGGAATAAAAATGAGAGAAATTAAACGTTACAATAATAGAAAACTTTATGATGTAAAAGAAGCAAAATATACCACCATGAACATTTTAAACGATGTTTTAAAAACTGGTGAGACAATAAGTGTCAAAGATAATGACTCAAAACAAGATGTTACAAGAAATGTTTTAATAGAAATATTGCATAAACAATTGACAATGGGTTTAAAATTGTCAGAATTAGAATATGTAACACAAAAAATTAATTAAAGTTTTAACGCAATATGACGATAAGTATTATAACAGGACGTTATAAAGGGGGTCAAAATGTTAAAAGAATTCAAATATTCAAGCGAACACCTTGCAAAAAATGATTATTGTCAAGAACTTACAGTGGAAGTTGATTTTTGGGGACAAGAAGATGATTATGGAATTGATGAAATAACAATTACCGATGAGGAAGGGAATGTTATTAATATTGAAACCCTTCCTAAAGAAGAACAAAGAGATATTGAAGAAAAAGCAGATCAAATTGCATATGATAATGCATATAACGCTTATCAGGATGCAATGATTGATAAAGCAGAAGCATTAATGGATTATTGGAAAGAGAATGGGAACGAATAATGTTTGGACTTTTTAAATGTAAAAAACCTATTTTTGAAATAGATTCTAAATTAGAAGATGACTCAAAAGAAGAGGAATTAAAAGAATATACTTTTGAAATTAAAACCGATAAAGAAGTTTATCAAGTAGTTTTAAAAGATAAACTATATAAAGATATGGAAAGAAGCTTTGTTTTATTGCAAAATGAAAATCATGCTTATATGTATTATTTAAAATGCGATAAAACGGAAGAATTCCGAGAAAAATTTCAAGTAAAAGCTAAAGTAGATTTTTTAGAACCCGCTGATATTGGCCATATTTTATCACTTCCAGGTTCTCAAGGTCCTTATGTTTTAAATTATGGAACTAAAAATATAATGTCTATAAGAAAACAAGATATTATTTCTGTAAAATGTATTGATGTTAAAAAAGAAAAAGTAATGTTAAAGAATTATAAAGTTGTTCCGAAATGATTAAAAAGATAGCTAAATTTTATTTAATCTTTTTAATAATGATTTTATCAATATTACCAATGATATTTACTATGAGTATTTGTTTATTTGGTGTTTTTAATAATTTACCAATATGGATGTTTTTATTAGTAATTTTTATTTTGTTCCCAATTTCAATAATTAGTGCAAAATTAGGATTAAAGTTTTTGAATAAAAAATGGTAATGAATAAAAAGAATCTAGCATTAATAACAGCTTTAATATTAGTCCCAGGAAGTATTCCGATGTTTTTAATATATAAGGGTTATAAATTTTTTAAGGGGGTCAAATGAATATTAAAGTAGGAGATATTGTAACAGATGTTTTAGGACAAAAATGGTTAGTATTTGAAACCAGCGATAAATATATTTATGGAGCGGATCTTTATACACAAGAAGTTGGAACCGCATTATTAATAACAGATATTGCATCCGTGGAAGAAAAACCAGAAAATGTTGAATACATGTTTATTAAAAAAAGAGAGCGCACACAAAGAGAGTACGGAATTAAATGAAACTTCTTAAAGTTGGAAATGATGAATATACATTAGAATATAGATTTGCAAATAAAAGTAATATTGATTATTGCGGATCTATTGAAAAACTATCTGTATTATTCACATTTTTAAATGGAAATTTAAATGAATTAGAAAAAGGTTTAATTTCATTAATACAAAATGATCATAATAGATGTTTCTTTGATGATCGTTCTAAAAACTTTATGAGTAGCGATAAGATATGAAAACCCGTATGCGCTATAAAAAAACTAATGGTTTATTAACAAATGCCGATAAATTATATGACATTTATAATAGAGAACTAATAGTGCAAATAAAAGGTAATACATTAGAAATTACATGTATTGAGGGAAAAACAAAATTTAATCATCAAAATAATAATGTAAATATATTAAAACAAATAGCAAAAGCGATATTAAAGGATATGGGGGTAAAATTTGAAAACGAAATTAGACCAAAAAAGAAAAAAAAGAAAGTGTCTTAAATGCGATAAGAACTTTTTCAGTATGGGAGTTCAAAATAGATTATGTTCCTATTGTAATGAAACCATAAAAAGAATGCCATTAATTGACCCCGCGCACGTTTCTATGTTTATAGGATTAGAAGAAAATGAACAATAACGAACAAGTTCTATTAATGGATTTAATACATAATCAGCAGCTTTATAAGAAGTCTGTAGAATCGTTATTAAATCAATTAAAAGGGCTTTTAGAAACGGAAGACCCTATATTACATAATAATATTAAGAAACAATTTAAAGATAAAGTAAAGAGTGAATTTTTACAACAAGCCGTTAAGAGATTACAAATAACAGCCGAAGAAGCATTGATAGTTATTGAATCTTTAAATATAGAGGAATATCTTGCAATATGAAATATTATTTAAATAGAGAAATTAATGAAAAAAGATATAAGGAATGGTTGAAAAAAAATCCAAAACAAGCCTCAATAACTAATAAAAGTAATGGTGATATTGGAATTTTAGAAAATGGAAAACCATGGATTTTATATGATAAAGCATATGAAGTAACAAAAAATCTTTTTAATCAAATTGAAATAACAACAGAAACTGGAGAAAAGGTTCCTGTTAATGAAGAATTTCTATTAACAGAAGAAAAATATTTAAAACAAAAACATGATAAAGATTTTAATGTAAAAATGGAAGAATTATTAGAGGAAAAATGTTAATATTATTATTGGGACTATTAGTATTAGGTGTTTATTTAAATATGTTATTTTATGAACTTCGAGTTATAAAAGTTAAAGATAAAATTCGTATTTTTACAGATGAAGATTATCTTTTAATGTTTAGAAGAAAAAGAAGGAATAAATAATGTTTCCAATGACAATAAAACAATATGAAAGAACTGGTACTCATTTATCAATAACATTTGATAATAATAGATATCAGTTTTTAAGAATTAAAAAGGGAGAACCTTCTTTATTTTATAATTTCTTAAAAGAAGACGATTGTTATGAACTTTTTGATTATTTTATTGAAATGGAACCAGGAGCGGAAAAAGAAGACCCAATTATTACACCCCCGAAAACTTTTTTTGACGACCTTCATGAATTGATTAAAAAGATTAAAGGACAAAAAAAGTGATTATTGAATATGGTTCTCATACATATTGGACAAGAGACCTAATTGCTACCACTGTCTATGATTTTGGAGGTAATTTTGTTCAAAGAGTATCATTTATTAAAAATAATTTTTATTTAGAGTCTCATAAATTAATTAATACAGGAAATGCGGATAGAAGATATATTTTTATATTGGAATTATTATGAGATGCAAAAATCCAAGACCTTATTATTCTGATGGAATATGGAACTGTAAAAATTGTAACAGTATTCAATGTGCATTAATAGAAACATTTGAAGACGTGTTCTTTACAAAAGATGAGAAAATTGAAGAACCATTAACATCATGTGAATGTGGGAGTGATAAAACATATGGCATAAATAATGCCCACAGCCATTGGTGCAAAAAGGCGAAATATTAATGAAAATATATTCATTAGAAGAATATGATCAAATAGTTGACGCTGGAATAAATTTATTTCCAGTCTATAATATAGAACACTCAAATTTTAACAAAGTGAATAAATATTTTGATTTATATGAAAATTGTTTAATTTATAATGAATATACTCAAAGTATTATAAGAGTTATTTCAATAATGGAATTAATATGAAAATATATTCATTAGAACAATATAAAGACTTTATATATCATAATGGTATTATGGCTATCTATCAAAATAGAATTTATGATAATTGGATTAAAGAAATGTATTTTGATTTAATTGATAATTGTTTAATTTATAATGAATACCACGATGGAATAATTAAAATTGCGGTCCCGTTATTGGAACTTGTATGAGAAAAATGGATAAACAAAATCCCAATTTTCGAGTAGATACTAAATTAGTAATTGATATAAATGTTTACGAGAATACAGATTATTACTATGCATTAGAAAATAAAAAAATTTTGATTTTAGATATATTTGAAAAATTTAACAGAAAAGAAGTAATACCAATCTTAGAACTAATAACCCATAAGGAGGGAAAATGAAAAAGTTCTTATTAATCGCAAGTATTTTACTTGCAACAACAGTCTCCAAAGCAGGAGATAATATAGTAAGTTTTGTTGTAGGATCACAAGTTGGAACAAATTCCAGTGGAGTTTCTGGAAGTTCTTCAACAACCACAACAACTAATACCAATAACCCAAACTCCCATGCAAACGATAATGCACAAAAATCGGAAACAAGTACCAGCAGTAGCGCATATAGTGCTGCGGTGCCAGGAGATTCCCAGCAAGTTATTACAGGAATTTTATATCAACGAAGAGTTGAACATAATAGTCCTGTACTATTGGGAATTTTATTGCAAAGTAATCAAACAATGTCCGCAACAATGGGCGTTGAGTTTTAAAGAAAACTGCTCGGAAAAATGTCACGGAAGACATTTGGAGTTTTATGAGAAAATATAAAAATATTATAGAAATGAGAAATTACCCAAAATTTAGGGCTTTATTTATTTATAGAATTCATGAAATTTCTCAATATTATCACTTAATAAATGATAAAGAATTAATATTAAATTTTTATAATTATGATAAAATGAATAGAAAAGCATCTACTATTTCTATTTTGGAACTTATATGAAAAACTGGCGAAACATTGGATTTGAAAGTTGGAGTGAATTATTAGTGAATAGTAATTTATGTCAAGGAAAATCTGGTTCTTTGAATAGGGTAATTTTTTGGAACCTTATGAAAAATGGTGATTTAACAGGAGAAGTAAAAACTCAAAATGAAGAATGGATAGTAATCCCTGTTTTAGAATTGGTAGGTAATGATGAAATTTAAAATTGCTTTAAAAAAACGAAACACTCTTTATAAAAGATATATTAGAATGTACATTAAAACCAATAAATTAAGAGAAAAAATTATCCAATTAGAACATATTTGTGTAAATAAACAAAAAATGCATGATAAATTCGACAGAAAATTTCCAATCTCAGTAAATTTTAGTGGGTGGGAAGATTAATAGGTCCAAATGAGATTTAAATTAACAGAACTATTATTTAAAACTATATTAGCATTATCAAATAAAGGAGTTTTGCCAGTATTAAGATTTAATTCATTTTTTTGAGAAGCCTGATAAATAAACATTGAAGCCCCTAAAATTTGTTGTTCTGTGAGAGGAAGTTTTTTAATAGTTTTTTTATTAATATCATCAATAGTTTGTTTTTCAAAATTATTGAAATTAGATTTTAAACCAGTTTGTATATAGGTTGCTTGTACAATACTATTACAAGCAGGATAATACTGATAATTTCCAGGGCTATTGAGTCCAATACATAAAAGAGCTAAATATGTCTCTAGCATATGTATATTATCGGCATTTTTTTGGGATTGACAAGTGAAAAATAGTGATTATATTATAATATGGGAGAAAAGTGAAAAAGTATATTGGTTTTAATGACTTTATGAGGGATTATATGCTCTATAATGGAAAAGAGATAATTTCTGGTGAATTTGAATTGAATGATATAAGATGGACTTTTGAATTAATTAATGAAAGTATGTATTATTGGACATGTGGAAAATCCTATAAAGCTAAAATTATTCCTATATTAGAGCTTATATGAGATCATTTAAAGATAATAGTCAATATAATGTTTATTGGATGAATAATAATGGCAGTATGTTATTTTGTGAAGGCCATAAATGGGCACCAAATTACTCATTTGATTTTATAAACAATATAATGTATTATTGGAAATTAGAATCATTTACAGGAGCAAAAATTGTGCCAATAATGGAATTATTATGAATAAATGGAATAGAGAGAATTTATTGGAAACTGAAAAATCTATAGAATTTTTAAAAGACTTTTACGATTTTAAAAATTTTACTGGCAGTTTTTATCCGGTTGAAAAAAATGAAATGATTTTTATTTATTTTCACGAAGGTTTTATTAAAAGTGTAATCCCTATATTGGAACTATTATGAATATAAAAACTAAAATAAGTCATTCTCAAATTTCAACATATACTACTTGTCCCCGAAAGTTTAAATTTCATTACATTGATAGATTGCGTTCAAAATATCAGTCTGGAGCCCTATTATTTGGTTCCGCAATAGATATTGCATTAAATGATTTATTAAAGAATAAGGATGAATCGGCGGCCATTAAAAAGTTTGATAAAACCTTCAGATATAATTATATAAATAGTGTCGGGCATTACATTCCAGAATGCACCCTAGTAACTTATGCAGATAAAGATTTTGATGATGATCTATTATTAGATGAAGATAGGGAAAAATATAAAGAAGTTGAAAACAAATATGGAGTATCTAATAGAGAAATATCTGCCACTTATGAACAAATAAAAAAGCAAAAAAAGTCTCAAGGATGGATAAATTTATCCGATATAGATAAAAAGCTTTATAACACTATTAATTGGCTATCAATGAGAAGAAAAGGTCATATAATGATCAAATCTTATAATAAGAAAGTAATTCCTCAAATTAAAAATGTTTTAGCGGTTCAAAAGCATTTTAAGATTGAAAACGAATTAGGAGACCAATTAACAGGTATTATAGATCTTATTGTTGAATTTAATGATGGAAAAAGATTTTTAATGGATAATAAAACTTCTGCAATAAGATATGATCAAGAACGTGCAAATAGAAGTCAACAATTAATAGGTTATTTTCCGCATGTAAAAGAAGAATATAAATTAGATGGCGTTGGATTTTTTGTAATGTATAAACAAATTTTAAAGAATAAAGTTAAGATTTGTAAAAGTTGCGGAAAAAATGGAAGCGGCGGAAGATTTAAAACCTGTGACTCGGAAATAGAAAGCAAACGCTGTAATGGAGAATGGCAAGAAACTATTGATCCTGAATGTGAAATAGAAACAATCTTAAATAGTAATATTACACAACAAGCAGAAGATCTTGTACTTGCAACATTTGATGAAGCAAATGAAGGAATAAAAAATCAACAATTTAATCCAAATTTAAATGCATGCTCAGACCCATTTCCATGCCAATACGCAAAATACTGTTGGGAAAATAATAAAGAAGAACTTGTGCAATTGGAAAAAAAGAAATGAAAAGTTATCCGGATATTTATCAATATGTAGATCATTGGGCGCATTCCTATAAAAAAGAAACTCATTGGGTTACTATAAGTTTTAATAATTCAAACGCTTATAATTTAATGGAAAATATTTTATATATTTGGACAAACGGACCAAGAACAAAAGTTGTCCCTATATTGGAATTATTATGAAAAAATACGATAATTATAGAGAATTCGCACTGTCCGGTCAAAAATATCTTATGTTTGCAGAAAAAAGCGATGAAATTAGTACGACAAGTTTTCGTTTTTTAAATAATGCAATATACGTTTGGATTTCTCATAGAGAAAAAATTGGTGATGAATATAAAGAAATTATAGTCCCTATATTGGAACTCATATGAAATATATACTATTTGGACTATTATTAATATGGTTAGCATTTACTATTAAAGTTTCTAAAGAATATGCCGATTATAAAGATAGTGAAAAAGGGTTTAAAGAATATCTTGTTTATTCAAGATTTTTACGAGGATGCATGAAAGGTTCAGAATTTCAAGATAATAATTATAATTTTGAAGAAACATATTATTTTTGTGTAAAAAGTAGTTATGAAGCAAAAGATGAATATATCAAAAGAATGAAGGGTAAAGAATGAATATAAAAGAATTAGCGCAAATTTTTGCAGAAAAAGAATTTAAAAAAGAAGACATGAATTCCAATGATTGGTATGCATATGAATTTTATATTAAAGGTTTTTTAAAAGGTCACGAAGTTTCTAATATAGAAGTTCCTCCATTACCTTTTGGGGAAGGAAATAAAGTTGAAAAGTATTGAATTCAAATATAATTGGATGGGTCATAAATTACATTATTTTAGAATTTTTGGACTACTATTCATATATTATACCAGAAAAATTTCAATTTACTATAAAGATATTAGGATTTTAAGAATTCCATGATTAAAAGTATTATAATAATTTTTTTATTCCCTTTATTATCTTTTGGAAAGAATATAAAGGTTTTAGAAATTGATACAGGAATTGAAGCAAAATCTCATGAAAGAATTCTAAAACATGTAAAAGATGATGAGTCTGAAAATTATATTGATACTCACGGACATGGAACTCATATTGCAGGAATTATTTTAAAAAACACCTGTAAAGAAGTGGAATTAATAAGTTGTAAATTTTATTTTGGAAATAAAAGTTATATGGATAAAATATTAGATTGTTTTCAAAAAGCTCTCACAATTACAGATTTAAAGGTTATTAATTTCTCTGCCGGAGGAAAAAATTATTCAGATGCAGAATATCAAGTTTTAAAACAATTATCCGATAAAGGAATAAAAATAGTTGTTTCTATAGGAAATAATAATTTAGATTTATCAGTAGATGAAAATAACTTCTACCCTGCAAAATATAAAGGAATTAAAAACCTAATAGTTGTAGGAAATTTAAATAATGATGGTTATAAATCTGATACATCAAATTATGGAATAGAAAATATGATATGGGAAAAAGGAGAACATATATTTTCAACACTTCCTGCACCCATTTTTTACGGGGAATTATCAGGAACTTCCCAAGCTGCGGCAATAAAAACCAATAAGATATTAAAAGAGGAATGTAAAAATGAATGATGAATTTGTTAAAGTTATTCATGGGGCACAAATTGTTTTCTTAAAAAAAGATAAAATTTCTTCTATTATTGAAAGTAATGATAAAAAAATGGTTAGTATTTATATGGTCGGCGATACGGAACCGTACAGTATAGAATTAAGTGCTGAACAATTATTTAAATTACTTCACAATGAAGAATTCAAAGGAAAAATGAATGAAATACTTAAGGATTCATAAATTCTATCAAATTAGAAAACATCGTTTCAAAGATTTAAGTGCAATACTAGAATACGATATAGATCCAAAAAAAGCGTACCCAATGTTACATTTAATTCCAGATATGAATGATCCTCAAATACACCATCACATTAAATTAACAAAAATTCAATGTAGAAAGTTGAGAGATTTTTTAAATCATTATTTAAGAGAAAATTTTAAATGAAATACTTAAGGATTCTTAATAAATATATTGAAAATAGAGATGATTGTTTACGAATTTCCCATCATATACCGGAATTACAAGAATTGCCATTAACATCTATCGCTATTTTATGGCATGATTATTCAAATAATTATAATGGTGGAAAATGGATAATTTGCAATCCTGAAACTATTGAAGAATTTAGACAAATTTATTTGGAAAGTGTATGAAATTTAAAGTTGGTGATAAAGTAATGTTTGATCCACAAGTAATAATAAATGATCATTTAGATTCTAAATATTTTGGTGAAGTTTTTACAATTAAAGAAATTATTGGAACAGATATTTCTTTACAAGAAGAATTAAAATTTAAATGGTATTATAAAACTAGATTTATGAAAGCCGAAAAATACATGCATAATCAAGAATTTCAATCTAAAATGGAAGAATTACTAAAATGAAATATAAATTTAATAAGGAAGAAATTCTAAAACACTCTCAGTATTATATAGATTGCGGCGATTATTTTGTAGTCCCAGTTGGATATAAAGTATATTATGATAAAATTTATGAAGGAAAAGATTATAATACTGATGGAGTTTATTTTAAAGATATCGGTCCCTGGAGTAAAAAATTTTTATTAGATACGAAACAAATACATGAAGTTGAATTTAAAAGTAAAATGGATGAACTATTAAAATGATATTTAAATTTAATAAGAAAGTTTTTCCAAAGAAACAAAAGACTCCTTTAAATGATCCAAATTTATCCTTTAATAAAGAATATGAAGGAGAATGGGAAAAAAGTTTATTTCCTGGACATGTTAGATTTAAAAATAATATTGGAAAAATGGATTCATTTCATAAATCATTTTTAATTTTTCTTAAAGAAGAACATGATAAACAATTTGAAAACAAAATGGAAGAATTTCTGAAAGGAGGTCGCCCCCATGAAAAATAAAGATCTTATGTCTAAATTTCCTAAAGAGCATATGAATATCTTGTTCGATAATGGGGGTATATAGGTGATTATATCGCCTCTATGCCAGTTATTAAATATCTAATAGATCAATTTCCATATGTGACATATCATCTTTGGGTTCCCGATTTTTTTGTAGATTTCGCAAAAAACCTACTACCATATGCAAATATTAAAGGATATTCAAAAGCAAAAGAAGATTATAATAATGATTTTCAAGGAAGATGTTTTACAAAAAATGGAGCATATACAAATTTACGCTCACATATGACAAAACAATCTTTCCATGTTCTTGCAAATGAAGAACCAAAAAATGAACATTTAAACTATTTACAATTAAATTTAGATAAAATTAATATTAAACATATAAAGCTCCCAGAAAAATATGTAGTAATATGCACAGGATATACAGCCCCTATAAGAGAGTTTCCGGCAAAATATATAAATGAATTAACAGATTATATTATTAAAAAAGGATATACCCCTGTATTTTTAGGAAAGAAACAATCATCATTGGGATATGAAGATAGGATATTGGAAGGAAATTTTAATCAAGAAATTGATTATTCAAAAGGTATAAATTTAATAGATAAAACAACATTATTGCAGACAGGAAAAATTATAGCTGGTGCGAAAACAATTGTAGGAGTTGATAATGGACTATTGCATGTTGCTGGATGTACAAATATTCCAATAGTAGGTGGATACACAAGTGTCGATCCTGAACACCGAATGCCCTATAGAAACAATATTATGGGATGGAACTATTATCCAGTTGTTCCTCCAGAATCGGAACCTGAAAAATTTTTTCAAAGCAGATATGATTTTATAATGGAACATGATTATAGAAAATCTTATTTAGGAAATGATTCTTTAATTAAAAGTTTAACACCAGAATTGTATATTAATGAATTGGAAAAGATCCTGTGAGATATAAAATCCATAAAGAGCTATTTGAAAAAGAATATGAAAGTTGTGTTACAGTTATTAAATGGTCCAGGAAAGGATTTCATTTTGGTGGTATTGATTGGAAATATGATAATGACTATGAAGGACTAGAAGCGTCAAAAGACTTTAAATATAGTGAAGAACATATTTGTCTTTTAGTTGATGGAATTAAAAAATTAACTATTCCCAAAAGAATTGTTATAAGTTTAAAAGAAATACATGATGAACAATTTGAACAGAAAATGGAGCAATTATTAAAATGAATTTACCAAAAGAAGCAACAAATAATACTGTAGTTGACAGGCCACGTTTATTTAAACTTGTGGAATATTGCAAACAAACAGAAAAACTTCCAGGATCTATTGCGGAAGTCGGTGTATGGAAAGGCGGAACAGCTTTTTTATTAGCATCAAATAATCCCAATAAACATTTATATCTATTTGATACTTTTGAAGGAATGCCAGAATCTATTAAAGGTATTGATCTTCATAAAAAAGGTGATTTTAAAAACACTTCATTAGAATATGTTCAAGAACTATTAAAACCCCATAAGAATGTATCATTTCATAAAGGACTATTTCCTAAAGAAACATCAGATGTCATAAAAGATGAAAAATTTAGTTTAGTACATTTAGATTGCGATATTTATACATCCGTTAAAGAATCGTTAGAATTCTTTTATAATAGAACAGTTCCTAATGGAATTATTGTATTTGATGATTATAATGCTCCCACTTGTCCTGGAGCAAAATTAGCGGTTGATGAATTTTTAAAAGATAAACCAGAGAAACTTATAAACTTTGTACAAGATCAGGTTGCAATTATTAAATTATGAAATTTAAAGCCGGTGATAAAGTAATGATTGATGGATCTGTCGAAATTAATAATTTAGTTGCCCTCATGGCTAATGATTTAGAATTAAATAAAGTTTACACTGTTTCTGAAATATATGGTCACAATGAGGAGTATCTTATTATAAAAGAACTTGGTGAACAGGAAACTCGTTTAGCGAAAAGATTCAAACTTGCCGAAAAATATTTACATGAAAAAGCTTTTAACAAGAAAATGGAAGATTTTTTGAAATGAGATATATGTTTAAGGAAAAAGAAATTGATAAAGTTTTTAAATCTGATGCTGAAGATTCATCATATGAAAAGTTAAAAAATGGATTTAAAATTTATGTTAAGGAATTAAATAGAATTATTGAAATTGAATATGAAAAAGAATATAAAGGATCAAAAAGTGATGATTTTTATGATTGTATAGAAATTTATGATTCAAATGAATATTTAGGAAGCTGGCATAAAGATTATTTGATGAATGAAAAAGAAATACATGATAAAGACTTTAATAATAAGATGGAAGAATTCTTAAAATGAATATACTATTAATAGGTGCCGATCAAAATAATCCAACAGATGGCGTAATTGTTAAAGGTATTAAAAATCTATTATCAAAAGCTTTTAAAACCCATACCCATGATTATCTATTTTTAAATGATCATAAACCAATGGAAAATAATGAATTGTATTTAAATAATAAATATGATATATTAATAGTATGTGGAACTCCCTGGTTATGGGATAGTTTTCAAGAAAGCCAAAAATATAAGAACCTATTAAACATATTTGAATTACATAAAGATTCTAAGAAACTATTTATGGGAATTGGAACCTGTATGAATCTTGGAGATATTAATAGTAAAATATTAAGAAGAACAAGAGAAATTGAAGGAATGCATAAATTATTCGGGCGCCATAAAATCATTACAAGAGATCATTTGGCAAATGAATTATTAATTAATGCAAATATTGAAAATGAACTATTACCATGCCCTGCATATTTTGCATATGATAATAATGAAAAAACTAGTAGATTCAATAATATAATGATCTGGTGCGATCCCCAAAAAACCATTTCAAAAGATGATTGGAAAGATAAAAACAAACTTAATGAATATTATAATCAATACCTTGAATTCTATAAGAAATATAAACCTGAAGTATATTGTGCTTTTTCTGAAGAAATATTAAAGGCCGTAGAAATAGGACTTCCAGAACCAAAAGTATTAAAAAGCTGGGAAGAAACTTTAGAAATTATGAAAAATGCCGATAAAGTTATTAGTGGAAGAGTTCATTGTGCGGTTCCCGCGATTTCTAGAAATGCGGACGTAAAATTAACAGCATTAGACACAAGATCTTATGTTGTAGAAGATTTCAGATATAATTTAAATTTAGAAGAGACTGAAAGGGAATATATTAGAATTTTAAATGAAATATAAGCTTAATAGGGAAAACTTATCACCTTTTAGAAGACATAATATTTTAGATGGTAAATATTTTAGTTTTGATTTTGAAACTTTTTATGAAAGTAATAATAGTAATTACATTGGTTTAATTTCATTAAAAAGTCCTGAAGGACCTGATCATAATATGATTTTTAGACCAAGTGAATTAATATCCGAAAAAGATGAACATAATGAAGATTTTAATAATAAAATAGAAGAAATGTTAAAATGAAATATAAAATTAACAGAGTAAATTTATTACCACACAGATATCATATTATTAGAGATAATGAATATTACGGATATAATTTTATTGAATTTTATGAAGTAGTTCATGATACTAATAATAAAAAAGTTGTTCGTTTAAAAAACCCCAATGCGAATTACGGCGATATGCTTTTTCATTATAGTGAATTAATTTCAGAAAAAGAAGAACATACTAAAGTTTTCTATGAAAAAGCCGATAAGATTATTAATGGGGGAGAATAATGGGACACTTTAAAATAAGCTCTAAATTAAAACTAGCCGAACTTCCTGAAGGTTTTAAAATAAACGAAAGCGACTATGCATCGTTATCCCCTGATGGAACATTTGTCCAATTGGAATATATTGAAGATGAAAATCAATTAGAACCTTATAAAGTTCATCCTGGAATATATAGCATTAAAAAAACTAGCAGAGGTCTAAAATTAGAAACCACCTCATTTGTAAGCGATAAAATCCTAGAAACTTTTGTAAATACGCAAAATATTACCGATAAAATTGATTGTTTCTTTAATAAATTAGATTTATACCCTCAAATGGGTATTGATATTCCCAAAAGAGGAATGTTGCTTTATGGACCCCCTGGAAGCGGTAAAAGCACCGCTATAAACGTGGTCGCCAATAAATATGTAGCAGATGGAAAAACAACAGTAATTATCTGGCATACCGATAAATATGAATCCCATCAAATTAAAGATTTTATTAAATCCTTTGAATACGATGGAACAGAAAAGCTTATATTGATTGTAGAGGATATAGGAGGCGTTGAAATGGAAGATAGAAGAATGCCTTCTGATAGTTCTCTATTATCATTATTAGATAATCAAGAAAAAACCTTTAAAATTCCAGTATTTATCCTAGCAACCACGAATTATGTTAATAATTTTCAATCTAATCTTGTAAACAGACGTGGAAGATTTGATGATAAAATTAAAGTCGGATGTCCAAATTCATCACAAAGATTAGAATTATTAAAGTTTTTTGCAAAAGAACCGATAAGTATTAAAGCTGAGGAATTAATTCAATCTAAAAAAACAGATGATTTTACTCCAGCGGATATTAGAGAAATAATTGTTCGTTCAAAACTTCATGATAAAACAATTGAAGTTGTAATAGAAGAATTACATAAAGAAATTCTTGAATATCATAAAGGATTTGAAGATAAAAGAATGTCAATGGGAATTGGAAGCGATTATTGATGTTTAAAGCCGGAGAAGAAGTTATTTGCATTAATGCCGGTGATAATAAATTTATTACTGAAGGTAAGATATATAAAGTAATATTTTCAACAAATTGGAAGGTTTTTATTATAAATAATGATAATAGAGAAACTGGATATTATCCTGAAAGATTTAAAAGTGTAAAAGAAGAACATAATAAAGATTTTAATAACAAATTTAACTCATTCCTAAAGGGGGAATAAAAGAAATGAAACCATCGAATATTTTTGATGTAATGGACCTTGCGAGACGCGCACGACAAAAAAACCTAGTATTTAACCCACTATTTGAGGGTCCTCCAGGAATTGGAAAATCTCAAATTGTCCAAGAATGGTGCAAAAAGAATAATTTACCATTTATTGATTTGCGAGCAGCATATTTGGAATCTCCAGATTTGATCGGTTTTCCATCTATTGAAGTTGTAAAAGGAAGGCAAGTTACGAAACATCATACGCCAGAATTTTTTCCAACAGAAGGTGAAGGAGTATTATTATTAGAAGAACCAAATAGAGGAACCACTTCTGTAATGAACACTTTCATGCAATTATTGACTGATAGAAAAGTCCATAATTATGAATTACCTCCAGGATGGATCATTGTGGGATGTATTAATCCTGAAGGCGAACAATATGATACAAATCACATGGACGCCGCTTTAAAAGATCGTTTTGAAATCTTTAAAGTTGGATATGATAAAAAATCATTTGTTGAACATATGAAAGCGAGTGATTGGGACTCATTTGTTGTTAGTTTTGTAGAAACCAATACATTTTCATATGTAGCACCAGAAGATGTTGGATCTATTGCAGGTTCAAAATACATTTCTCCAAGAACCCTTTCTAAATTAAATGCCGCTCTAAAAGCTGGTATTCCTGAAATTATGGAAATTGAAATTTATGAAAGTGTTTTAGGAAAAAATGTTGGAAAAGCTTTTTATCAATTTAAACATGATGAAGCCCCTGTAGGATATAAAGATTTACTAGATAAAGAGAAAAAATCTCTAGCAAAACTTAAAACCTTCAGTGACCCCCAAAATTATAAAATGGGACACATTTCCATTACCGTAAAAGATATTGTGGATAATGGAGAAATTAGCGATGAATTATTAGCAAAAGTAATTCTTGCAATTCCTGCAGATCAAGGACCCCATTTAATTTCCGAGCTTGAATTTAAACGCAAAGAAAAAGCTGGAACAATTTTGGATAGAGTTTGTGGAAATTTTCCTGAAGTTAGAAAATACTTAAGAGATATTTTAGCAAAATAATGTTATTCTGGAAAGTTCTTAAAGCGAAATTAAAATGGGATTGTAGGTATGAGGTTTATGTAATAGACGGCGGAAGGGTCCATCCTTATTACACGGTAATAGATTATAAGGAAAAAACAGCAATGATTGTTCAATATCCTTATCAATACTGTTTCTATAATGAATTTAATGCCTCATACAATTCAATTAAATACTATGAAGGGATATTACTGGTAAAATTATATGAAGATTAAAGAACAATTACAATCTGCGATTTATCAGGTTTTAAATCTGGAACCATTTATTGGGGCATTTCTTCAAGAACTTAATTTTAAGTTTGATACAAGAACTGTTCCTACGGCGGCCATTGGATATAATGAAAAACTCCAGAAATACGAAATGTATTTTAATACTGACTTTTTTGAAAAATTAGATAAACCTGAAAGAGTCGCAGTATTACAACATGAAGTATTACATTTGTTGCATAAACATATTTTTAGATGGACGCAAATGGAAATTGATATGAAAGAGCGTCAAATGTGGAATATTGCAGCAGATATGGCCATTAATCAATATATTCCAGAGAAGGAAAAAAATGGTGCTATTGTTCAAAGACTTCCAAAAGGATGTATTAATGTTTCTGAATGGAAACAAAAAAATGGACAACCATTTCCCATTCATAAATCCATGGAAGTTTATTATCAATTGTTATTAGAAAATAAAGAAGCTAATAAAGATAAATTCCAAGAAGGAAATGGAGAAGGACCGCAAACTCTCGATGAACATTTATGGCAACAATTATCAGAGGAAGAAAAAGAAAGACTTGCAAGGGAGGCAAAAAATCTTATTCAAAGAACTTTAGAAAAAACTCAATTTGGACATTCACAAGCGCCAGAATATGTTCAAGATTTTTTAAAGGAATTGGATAAATTTTTAACCAAACTTAATTATAAACAGATTTTAAGATCGGCTATTAAAAGAACTGTAATGTCACAAGATAGAGAACATTCATGGAAAAGACCCAATAAAAGATATGGATCTTATGCTCCAGGAACATCTTTAAGTAGAATTCCTAGAATTAATATGTATATTGATACTTCAGGATCTATTTCACATAAGGAACTTAATCAGTTTTTAGATATTATTGATGAATTTCTTAAAGCCGGAAGTAAAAATTGTCAATTAGCATTATGGCATACAGATGTTTATTATAATAAGAAATATAAAATGAAAGGAAGATTAAAGGAACAAGAAATACAGGCAGGAGGAACAGACCCCCTTCCAACATTAGAACTTATTAAAAAAACTTGTCCAGATCTTTCTATAATTTTAACAGATGGTTATTATAATGGTTCTCAAATTAAATTAAGTAGTGACGTTATTTGGATTATTTCTGAAGGCGGAAATAAAGAGCACGAGTACAAACATTTGGGAAAAACAATCCCACTTGAGGGGTTAAAATAATGTCCGAATCTCTATTAGAGTTTGCTGTAAAATGTACAAATTGTGAAAAAGAGCATAGAGAACTTGATAGCTATTTTTTAAATAGCTGCGGATATGAATGTATGTACGATTTAATTGCTAGTTTAATTAGTAAAAAAGAAATTAGAAAGATGACGATTGGAAAATCAACCGAATCATTTTCATATGAAGATATTGTGGAAGGACAAAAAGTATACAAAATCAAATTCTACGCGAAAACCTTAAAAAAGACTAATGATTTAGATAGAGTTAATGATTCTATGGAATTCAATAAAGAATGGATTGATAAAAGATTACATAAACATGATTTTAGTAAAAAAATGGAAGAGCTTTTAAAATGAGATTTAAATTAAATAAAGAAGTTTATTTTAAAGAAGATTATTGGAAAAATATGAATAGAATAACGGATGAATATTTTATCGCCCATCCCCATGAAGATAAATATTATTGGGATCAAAAATATGATGGAGAAATAATTAATGGAAACGTCATTCTTATTAATAATGGAAAAAAATCTGTATGGACTAAACCTTCTGAAAGTATTATTGATTGTAAAGAAGAACATAATAATGAATTTAATCAAAAATTTGCTAGCTTTTTAAAAGAGGAAAAGTAATGAAAAAGTTATTAAATAAGGAATTCGATAAACCATTATTACAAAGAACCATTTATTGTGTAGAATCGGAATTAAATTTCGCTAGAACAAAATTTCCCTCCAATGAACATTTATTAGCAGCATTGGTTGAAGAAGTTGGAGAATTATCACAAGCTTTAATAGATCAGCACCGAGGAAAACAAAAAGCCGAAGATGTATTCGCAGAAGCAATACAAGTTGCGGCAATGGCTATTAGAATAGCCGAAGAAGGCTCTAAAGAATTTAAATATAAATACAATTATAATTGTTATAAAAATTTTAATGTTAATAAACTGGAGGAGAAATGACCGGAACTATTACTTTTAAATGGAATGATCAACCTCATATTACAACAACTGTTAAGGAAGAATTCGTAAAAGTTTGTCCCAATTATCAAACAACAAAAGGGATAGATCTTATTAAAGAATTTCATATTATGAAGTACTTCCATAATCCTTCAGGACCAGCAGTTGTTGAAACAAAAAATAATCAAATCTCATATTTTCTAGATGGGGAAATGATTGGAACAGAAGGTTTTCAAGCTGAAAATTTAAAGCCCGAAAAACTTGCAAAATTAAAGCATGATGAACAATTTGCTTCTAAAATGGAAGATTTATTAAAAGATGAATAATGAAGAATATTATTTAAAAATACCTTTTGAAACAGATTTAGATGATTATAAACCTATTTTTCATATTGATAAAATAGTTTTTAAACTTCGTTATAGTGAGAATAATGCAACCTTCTTTTTTAATAAGAAATATGAAAGAAATAGTGCCCCAGAATATATCAATATTGTTGGATATATCTATTTAATATCAGAAGAAGGGTTAACATACGGATTTAATGAACGACAAGTAATGAATATAAAAGAAATGCATAATAAAGACTTTAACATAAAAATGAATGAGTTACTTGACAAATAAAAATATGAACACATACTATATAAGAGATATAATAAGGAGAATTATGGGTCGTAAAAGAAAAGAAGTTGAAAATACTGTCGATAATCTAATAGTAAATGGTCCCCAGGAAGAATATAAGAAAGTTGAAGGAAAGCCCCTAGATTCTTTAGCTTTAGGAATCGCCAAAAACGATCAGGGCTATTATAATTTAGTTGAAATAAACTTTAATCTTGAAACAAAAGAAACAGAATTAAAGGTTATTGGAGAACAGGATACAAAAGATCTTATTGAAGAAAGATATAGAATTCACGTTGCTAATAAATTGTTTGAATATTAATAGGAGAAAATAAATGACAAAATCAGATACAATCACAAAAATCGCCCCCGCACTTTTAAAAGCTCAACAAGAAATGGGAGCCGCAAAAAAGACCGCTTCAAACCCATTCTTCACAAGCTCATATGCAGATCTTAATGCTATTAGAGAAGCGGTCCTTCCAGCATTAAATGCAAATAATATTACTGTTTTACAACCAACAGTTGTTGAAAATGGTAAAAATTATGTTCAAACTGTCCTTCTTCATGAATCTGGAGAATTTTTAGCATCATTAACAGAAATTAAAGCAAAAGATGCAAATGATCCCCAAAAAGAAGGCTCCGGTATTTCATATGCAAGAAGATACGGACTTCAATCCTTTTTAAATGTGGCAGCAGAAGATGATGACGCAAATGCTGCTTCTGGAAAAAATTCTGAAACAAAAACTAACAATGTTAAAAAGGCTTCTTTTAGAAAAACTGGAACAACAGGAGCAACCTCCAGTCCATTATCATCTTTAGGAGAAAATGGTGATGATAGTGAATGGGGTAATAATTAATGATAACTATGGTATTGGGTTTTACTTTCGGAGCACTATTAAGTAAATATACTAAATTTCAATTTAATAATTATAAATTATGGGTTTTAGTGACATTATTTTTGGCATATGGTCTTTTTTCAAGATTAGGAATGTAAATGACAAAACAACAAAGAACAGAACTTGAAGATCTCTCTTTACAAGCTTTTGGTTCTAAGAACCGTTATAAAAAAGTTATGGAAAGAGGAGAATTAATAAATGGAATGTCAAAAACAAAAACTGGTACTGATTTAAAAATTCGCACTGTTGAAAGACCAGATGTTGATCAAATGATTCAAATTATGAAGGATGCCATTGAAGAAAAGGCAAAAGAAAAAGAGTTAAAGGAAAAGAAACAAGAGGAAGGAAAAGATGAAGGTTTACAAAGTAGTTTGGAAAACAATTAATCAAGTCAGTGCTTCCATTTATGAATTGGAACAAAGAGAACAATTGTTTCAAGATCAAAAAGAAGCAAAATCTTTTGCAGATAAATATCAAAAAGCTGCAGTAGATTTAAATTTAGGAAACTATTTAACTGTGGAATTACAAGAAACGGAGCTAAGATAAATGTTTAAAGTGTTATTTGGGAGTTTATTTGAAACAAAAAAACAATGGGAAGAAAAACCTGTATTTTGTTCTGGAAAAATGATTTCTATGACTATTTCTGTTCCTAATAATATGTCACCAGATGAACAACAAAAATATATTCAACATTGTTCAGAAAATTGGTCTTTACAACAAATGAGTCAAAAGGAACAATTAGAATATTTAAAAAGAAAGAATGGTTTCTAATGGAACAAGATAATAAAGAACAAATTGTACCAACAGCAGATCAAGTTGAAGAGGTAATGTTAAAAAAGGAGGAGCAAAATGCTTCCAAAGAAGGACATATTCTGGATACTTATGCCGGTCAGTTTTCTATTTACGGGCCTGTTTTTGATCGCCATATTAATGCGTTAAATAAAAAAGGACTAGTAAGACTATTAAAACTATTAGTGAAATATCCATTAGAAGAAGGTCATTTAAAGCCATTAGGAAAAGTTGAACGAGATGCCTTTAATATTGGAGATAAATTATTAGTCTCAAAATATGTGATGCTAATTCATAGTTTCGCTGAAATGTCAAAAAAAGAAAATGACCTAAAGATTTTAAGAGAATCTGCCGATAAGAAAGTAGAACCCGAATTAAATGTAACCATTGAAGGAGAAGATAAAAATGGCTAAAAAGTATATCAAAATCGGAACACTAATGCGAAACACTAAGAGTGGAGGTTTATACGTCATTCTTGGAAATGAAAAAGCAACAAATGAAAAATATAAATTTACAACCAAAGTGAGAGTAGAACGTCCAGGATTGGACCCTGTTCAAATTTCTAATGGATTAATTTCTGTTTTAGATCCCAGAAAGAATCCAAACAATAAGAGAGAAGTCCCAGAATCAGTTGTTGGTGAATTAACTCTTATTCAAGAAGAGTAAAAAGTTTGTGGGGTGGGGAGAAACCGCTGCACGTCCTTCATTCCCCCTTTCCCTCCTCCTCACTCCACAATAACATTTAACATAGAAGGATTAAAATGCAGATGTCTAAATTTATAAGATTAACAAAGGGACTCAATGATAAAGGAATTCTCATTGAACCTGAAAAGATCCGAGAACATATTAAAGATTCTAATAATGATTATTATGTTTCTGGATATTACTATACCGATGAACAGAAAAAACAATTTCAATCCTCTGGAACCGTTTCTGGAATTGAAGATGTAAGGACCGATAAAATTTGGTGGGACTTTGATTGTAAAGGTGATTTAGAAAAAGCCCGTCAAGATTCTTTAAAACTCATTGATCGTTTAAAAGCTCAAAACATTGATCCTAATAAACTTGAAATATATTTCTCTGGTAGTAAAGGATTTAATGTTGTTTTAAACTTAAATAAAGAACTTACTCCTAAAGCCGTTGAAAGACTTGCAACACAAGTTTTTGGTAAAGGACTTGAAACATTAGATGTTAAATTATATAATGCTTCTAGAATTATTAGGGTTCCAAAAACTAAACATCAAACCAGCGGTCTCTTTAAAGTTCCTATCACTTATAAAATGCTTCAAAAGGCATATATTAGTTCTATTCAAGATTTGGCAAAAGATCCTGAAAGTGTAAAAGTTAAATTTGAATATGGAAAATATGATTTACAGGATGATCTATTAAAAGAAGTTCCTAAAAAAGAAAATAAAACAGTTGCCAGTGAAGAGATTGATTTTTCAAAACGTCCCAAAGGATGGAACAAAACCAAATGGGCACTTGTTCAAGGAAATTTTGGTCCAGGAGAAAGAAATGACGCCTGTCTTATAATTCTTGCAACTTGTAGAGCATTAAATTATGACAGAAACAGTGCATATTATTTAGCAAAAAGTGCTTTAAAAATGTCCCACGCAAAATATGGCGAGGGAGAATATTCAAAAGATGAATTATGGGCACAAACCGAAAGAGTTTATAGCGATGAATGGAAAGGCGGACAATTTTCTCCTAAAGAAGATCCATTCCTTAAAAGAATTAGTGAGAAACTAGGAATTAAGGAAGAAGAGAAAGTATTAACAATTGATGCCGGAGAATTATTTAATAGAACATTAAATTATATTACAAATATTGATGAATTGACAGTAAAAACTGGTATTGAAGAATTAGATAAAAGAATTAGAATGACTGTTGGAATGTCTGTAGGACTTATTGCTCCTCCAGCAGCAGGAAAAACTTCTTTGGCCCTTCAAATATTGCATAACATGGCAAAAGAAAAACATAGATGTATATTTTTCTCATATGATATGTATGATGCATTAGTGGGCGTAAAACTTCTACAAAAACATACAAACTATAATCAAGAACAAATTTATGATCTTATTAAAACCGATAAGGGAGAATTTAAAAAGAAGCTTGAAGAGATTTTAAAGAGAGAATATTCCACTGTTGATTTTTGTTTCTGGAATGGACAATCTGTAAAAGACATTGAAGATACTATTTTGCATGTAAAAGAAAAATCAGGACAAGATGTAAGATTTATTGTAATTGATTATAATGAACTTGTAATGACCGATTATTCAGATCCCACACAATCATCAGCATATGTAGCACAAAATATTAGAAGACTTGCAATTGAACATAATTTATGTGCCCTATCATTATTCCAGCCCTCAAAAATGTCTGGAGACCCTTCTTCAGAAATTAAATCATATAGAAGTGCTAAAGGATCTTCTGCCATTGAACAATCATTAAGCGTAATTTTAGGAGTTTCAAGACCTGGATATTCCCCCAATCTTTCAGAAAGTGGAATGGATAAATTTATCACTGTTAATGGATTAAAGAATAGAATGGGACCAATTTTCTCATTAGATTTTCATTGGGACCCTATAAAGGGTGAAATTAGAAAAATGACCCCTCAAGAGAAAATTCAATTAGAACAAATGCGAGCGGAATTAAAAGAAGAAAATGATAAGGGATGGGATAATTAATGAAAAAAGTTATTTTTAAAGAAGAATATCATGGGTTTGAAGATGTTTATGATCTTCCAAGAGATATTGAAGAAATGTGGGATGAAAGATTCAATCCTTTAGTAAAAGGAATTTCTGGAGAATTCCAAGGAACAGTTAAAGTTATTATTGAATATGAGGAAGAATGATGAAATACTTTTTACTAATTTCTATGTTATTTTTAGCAATGGGATGTACCGATAAAACTTCTTATGGAAAATGTGTTGGTGCTTTTGATGAAAAAGATCCAAAACTAGTATATAAATTAGATGCGGATAATTTAGCTGTAGGATTAATATTTTTTGAACTTGTAATACCACCAATTAAAGTTATAGCAGATGAAACATTTTGTCCAGTAGGTGTTAAATGACCAGAAAAGAAGAAATACAACAATACATTGAAAAAGAATATCCACATTCCATTAAACAGATTCATGAAACCGCAAGAAAATGTATAGAATGGGCGGATTCTCATCCTGCAAATTCCTATAATACATATGAATTAAAAATTATGGCACTAGAAGAACGTCTCGCCCTTGCTGTAGAGGCCTTAAAAAAATGTGATCCAAGTATTCATCCCGTTTTTGTGTGCAATAATATTAGAGAAAAAGCTTTATCCCAAATTCGCGGCGAGAGGGACTAATGCCAATACCTAAAAAGAATGTAGTTCTAAAATTAAAACCTCAAGAATGGGAAGATGTTTTATCTTCTCTAACTGGTTATCAAAGCGTTTTAAGAGAAGAGGGAGAAAGCCCAATAACAGTAAAAGCATTGGATAAATTAATAGCAAAAATGTGGAAAGAAATGAGAAAGCAAGAAGGTATTAAATGACAAGCGAAGCTAAAGGTAAAGGCGTTCAAATATGGCGTGCATTTTTTAGTGACTATCGCGATTTGAAACAAGGAATATTATTTGAATTAGGTCAAGGTCCTGAAGGCTATTCTAATATGTGCTCAGATTTTGAAGTAGTGAATAAACATCATTTAGATTTAGCTAATGAAGAAATCAAAACCCTCCGCTCACAGCTTGAGGTTGCGAAAGAAAAATTAAAATGGCTTGCTACTGACGTTAATTGTTCTGTGACAAATAGAGTAGCTAAAGAAACACTCGCCCAGCTTGAAGGAAAATAAATGACCAAAGAAGATAAAAACCTTGATTCGTTCTTTCTATCATTTGTGGGCCAAAGAATTATTATTACAACAAATCTTGTTCAATCCTTTTCGCATTCTTTAGAAGGACAACAAATTCTAGAAACCAGCCCAATGCAATATGAAGGTATTTTATTAGATTATGATGAAGAATATTATTATTTAGGAAAAGTTAATAAAGAGGATGAAATTCAACAGGCTATTAAAAAAGTTCATGTTGCACATATTTCTTGCGTAGAAGAAAGTGATATGTATCAGGAAATTTTAAAACAAGTTCCAGGGCCTGAAAGAAAAGAGGACATAAATTGAATAATGATTTTATTAAAATTACTAGAGTTCAAAAAAGTGATGTAAGATATTGGATTCAATCTGGAGCCACCATTAATACATCCCCAACTTTTCAACCAATTTTAAATTCACAAGTTCAAACTACATATGTTGAAAGTGCGGAATTTGTTGAATATATAAAAGCTGATGAAATTTTAAGAATCACTTCTTCAAAAGAAGGCAATACACTTTATACAAAATCGTGGGGCGAAATGAATGTAAAAGAAACTCCAGAAGAAATATTTTATCAAAGTCACGGAAAAGCTTTTCAAAATAAGATGGATGAATTGTTAAAATGAATAATTATATTAAGATAACCGTTGCGGAATTTCAATCTTATATCCCTCAATCTCAAAACATAGGATCTTTTGGAACTTTTTATGGAGGTTCAACATATCCCCAACAATTAATTGAAAGAGAAAAACTCATTAATATAAATAATATTAATTCCTTGGAAAAAAACGGAGACACAACAATCATTGAAATGTCTGGAGGCAAACATTATACAATAAAAGAAAAATTTGAAGATTTTATAAATAGACTACAAAAAGAAACTCATGATAAAGAGTTTAATAACAAAATGGAAAAACTCTTAAATGAATAAACTTATATATGGAAGAAATGATTTTCAAAAAATCGTGTCCATAGAACCATTAGATGGACAATTAGAAATCTTTCATTTAGAAAATAATGAAATTAAATCCACTATAATTGATAATAGTTATTGGATATTGTCTTCCAGAAAAGAAAAAGAAGATTGGGTAAAATTAAAAGGAAACCTCCATTTTAAATATGGTAAACAATATAAAAGCATTAGTGAATATTATTACAATAAGAAAAGACTTAAAGAAAAAGATACTTTTACAATCGGTGATTTAAAAGAAAATTCTCTAATAAATAAAGGTCTAACATATTATAAAGGTCTTTCTCCAAAAGATCTTCCCATATTGACATTTGATATTGAGTCCACAAGTTTAAAAATGGACGAGAGCGCAAAAGTACTTTTAATTTCTAATACATATAGAAATAAAGATAAAGTAGAAATAAAATTATTTGCATATGATGAATATTGGTCTCAAGGAGAAATGTTAGAAGCCTGGTGCCAATGGGTGCGAGAAAAAAACCCAGCTATTATTTGCGGGCACAATATTTATAATTACGATCTTCCCTACCTCCAATATATCGCAGATAAAGAAGGTATTCAATTAGAATTAGGAATGGATAAAAGTCCTATTAAATTTAACCCTTATGAATCTAAATTTAGAAAAGATCAAACTCAAGATATTCATTATAGGAAAGCATATATTTATGGCCGAGAACTTGTGGACACCATGTTTTTAGCCATTAAATACGATATAGCAAGTAAAAAGTATGAATCATATGGTCTTAAGAAGATCATTGAACAAGAAGGGCTTATAGACGCTAATAGAACGTTTTATGATGCTTCTCAAATCCGTTATAAATATAAAGATCCTAAAGAATGGAAGCTTATAAAGGATTATTGTAAAGATGATAGTAATGATGCTTTAAAATTATTTGATCTTATGGCCCCCTCATTATTTTATTGGACTCAAATCGTTCCTATGAGTTTTCAGCGTGTAATAGAATCCGCAACAGGATCGCAAATTAATTCTTTAATGATTAGAAGTTATTTACAAGATGGACATTCTATTCCAAAAGCTGATGAAATTAAAGAAGAGTTTCAGGGCGCAATTTCTTATGGAAAACCTGGAATTTATTCAAATTGTATAAAATGGGATGTTAGTTCTCTTTATCCTTCAATTATCAGACAATACGAAATTTATCCCAAACATAAAGATCCAAATAAAAACTTTCTACAAATCATTGAAATATTAACGGAAGAAAGATTGAAGAATAAAAAACTTGCGAAAGAAACGGGTGAAAGATTTTATACAGATATTGAACAGTCCCAAAAAATTGGAATTAACTCTGCCTATGGTTTTATGGGAACAAATGGTTTAAATTTTAATTATTTATCTGGCGCTTCTGAAATTACAAAACATGGAAGAGAGATTTTAAAGCAAGCGATAAAATGGGCGACAGGGAGTGAATTTGAGATACAGAATTAAAATCTTTAATGGACATTATAAAAATAATTTTGAACAAGATGAATTTAATAAAAATGAATATTATAAAGTTGATCAAGAAATGACAAATTATGTTATTATTAAAGGATGGATGATTCCTAAAGATTATTTAGCTTCTGAAAAAGAAGATCATGATAATAACTTTAACGAGAAGATGGAAGATTTTTTGAAATGAATAAAATTGATCGAGATCGTCAAAGACATAAAATTCGAGTAAAACTTTTAAAAAAAGAACAAATAATTGAAGCTCGTTTAAAAGGTGGAACATTACATAAACAAACTGTTGCAGAAACCTATAAACTTAAAAAAGCATTAGGACTTATAAAATGACTTATAATTTCCAACTTGTAAATTGTGATACAGATTCTATAATGGTCGCAAAAAATAATGGCGAATCATTTTCTTCAGAAGAACAACAAAAACTTCTAGAAGAACTTAATAATCAATTCCCTTCAAAAATCAGATGGGAACCGGATGGGGTATTTTCTAAAGTTATTATATTAAAGGCTAAAAACTATATATTGTATGATGGTCAAAAGATTAAAACTAAAGGATCTTCTATAAGGGACGGAAAACGAGAACCGGCTTTAAGAGAATTTATTGAAAAGCTCATTAAATCAATTATAGAAGAGAAGACAGATTTTTTAGAAATTTATCAAAATTATGCTAAAGAAATTTTAAATATTACCGATATAAATAGATGGCGCACGAAGAAAACTTTGACACAGAAAGTCTTAAACCCCGAAAGATTAAATGAACAAAAGGTTTTTGATGCAATACAAGGTTCGGAATATAATGAAGGTGATAAAGCATTCTTTTATTATAAATCTGATGGGACATTGAATCTTGTGGATAAATGGGACGGTAATTATGATAAAAACCGTTATTTGGAAAAATTATATAAAACAGCATTAATATTTGAAAATGTGATCCCAAAGGAAACATTTATTAATTATAAGTTAAAACGGTCGCAACATTTATTAGAGGATTTGAAATGAAAAATTGGGATAAATTTAATGATCGTCCAGAAAAGTTAATAAAAAAAGAACATAAAATTAAATGTTACTATTTTAGTCAAAAGAAAGTGTATTTACACAAATTACTTGCAATTGAAAGTGAAATTACAAAAACACCAAATTTATTTCTTAGTGATGATATGAGAATTGAAATGAATATGGTTAGGTTGAAAAAATGAGACAATACGCCGATCTAGAACCAATGGTTGATTTTGTTATATCAGAATGTTCCGCATCAGATGTTCTAGGAAAATACAATGCTCAAACTCTTTTAAATCACATTAAACTTGATGATGTTATAAAATATTGGGGAATTGAATCACTAATAACTGCAATTGGTATTGAAGAAGTAAAAGAACATTATAATCTATATGAGAGAGATGAAATTAAAGAAATTCATTATGAAGAATTTAATGATAAAATGGACAAACTATTAAATGATAAATCTTAATGAATATAGAAATTTAAAGAGATTAAAGATTATAACAGAAGAATTAGAATTTGCAACAAAATTATTATATAAACAATTAAAGGAATTAAAACCTTATAAGAAGTATGTATTAATAAGAGATGTTATAAATGAAATGGAAAATAGTTATATTATTTTAAAGGGAAATTTAGATAAGAATAAAAGGTTATTGGAAAAGAAATGAAATATAGACTTAAGAAAGAAAAAGTATTTGAAGAAATGCGATTTTGGCCCACAAGTATTACGGAAAAATTTTATCAAAATTGGCACGGTAGATTTTATTTTGATAAATGGTATGAAGGAGAAGAACATTTAAAAATGAATACAATATCAATTTATTTAAATAAAGGGAGATTTGCGACTTTTTCGAAAGATTGTTTTATATCTGAAAAGGATCTACATAATGAACAATTTAATAATAAGATGGAGAGATTATTAAATGGTGAAATGGAATAAATTGTTAAAACTCATACCTTCTCAAATACAAATAAGCCCTTATACAAAATATAGGGTATTGTGGACGGATAATTTTCCTAAAGATCACAGACAAGAAGGGGAAACAAATTTTGATTTAAAACAAATTGTTATAAGACATGGACAATCTCCAAGAGAAACATTAGGTACATATCTCCATGAATGTTTACACGCTTTTAGTGATGAATATGATATTAATTTAACAGAAACTCAAGTTCAAAAATTAGAAAAATCAATATATTATTGGTTAAAGAAGAATAACATCTTTAATAAGAATTCTTCAATGGCCCAGAAAAGAAGGAAGAAAAGATGAAGAAAAAAGCTCCTAAAGGTCCTCGAATATTACTATTAGATATTGAGACCGCCCCAATTTTAGCCCACGCCTGGGCACTTTTTGATCAAAATATTGGATTAAGTCAAATTCAACAAGATTGGTTCGTACTTTCTTTTTGTGCAAAATGGCTAGATAAAAAAGAACTTATTTATCATGATCAAAGTAAAGCTAAAAACGTTGAAGATGATAAGAAGCTTTTAAAGAAAATCTGGAAGCTATTAGATGAATGTGATATTGTTATTGGTCAAAATTCTAATGCATTTGATCTTAAAAAACTTAACGCAAGATTTATTATTAATGGCTTAAAACCGCCAAGTTCTTATAAGAAAATTGATACCGTAAAAATTGCTAGAAAAAACTTTGGTTTTACAAGCAATAAATTAGAATATCTATCTGATAAATTATGTAAGAAATATAAGAAATTGGATCATAAGAAATTCCCCGGCCATAAATTATGGGTGGAAGTTTTAAAAGGAAATAAAGCCGCCTGGAAAGAAATGGAGGAATATAATAAATTTGATGTTTTGGCATTAGAAGAACTATACCATAAATTACAGCCTTGGGATAATAGTATTAATTTTAGTTTATATACTGATACTACAGATCTTGTTTGTAATTGTGGAAGTACTGAATTTTCTAGAAATGGTCATAATTATTCATCTTTTGGTAAATATCAAAGATATACTTGTAAAAAATGTGGAAAAGAAGCAACCAATCGTCAAAATCTATTATCTAAAGAAAAACGTAAATCATTACATAAATAGGACAAACATGCAAGAACGTGAATATCAATTTAAGGAATATAAAATAATTATTAAAGATAATAAACTTGCTATCTTTAGACCGGAGAAAGATTCATTTGGAAATCGGTACTATGATATGGTTTTTGAAGAATATGGGTATGGAATTGAAAAAGATATTCAAAAAAAGCCAAATAGCCTATTAGGATCTTTACCATTAATTCCTATAAGATATGCCGCCGGAAATGAAGAGAATAAATCAACAAATTTTGAAATTATAGAATTTGTAAAAGAGTTAATTATTGCTCACGAACAATTAAAGTTTGATAATAAGATGGATGAAATATTAAAATGATTAATAAACTATTGGAATTATTTTATCGTTTTGGAGATAATATTAGTGGTGCTGGATATTTTTTTAATGATATTGGATATAAAGAACAAAAATTAAAATTACCTGGAAATTGGAATATTATTACTCCAATAAATAAAACTAAAATTGATTGGAGAAAAGTTTGGGGAAGAGTTCCTTCAAATGTTTCTATGAAAAATAGAGTTTTAATTCAAAGTTTAGTTGAAAAGGTATTAAAAGGAGAATTATGAGTAAAACATTTAGTTTAGAATCATATTTAAAAAAAGAAGAAGTTGAAGAAGTAATTTATAAACCAACACAATATATTACAATGCCCGAACCTTTTCAAAAAGCAACAGGTTTAAAGGGTATTCCATTAGGATTTTCTAGCATGATGTATGGATTATCCGATAGTGGAAAAACTGATATATTATTAAAAGTTGCACAAGAAGCTGTAAAACAGGGAATTCTTCCCAAACTTATTATTACAGAAAATAAACTTGATGAGACCCGTTTAAAAGAACATGGACTCATTCCTAAAGAAAACTGTATATTAGAAGAATCTCTTACAACTTTAGAAGATGTTTATGACGATATTTCTATAACAGTGGAAGATGTTAAAAAAGGAAAACTTCCAATGGATGTTATGATTTTATGGGATTCTGTAGCAGGGACCCCTTCTAAAGAATCATTTGAAATTGATAAGGATGGTAGAATTTCTAAGAAATATGGCCCACAAAAAAACGCAAGTGTCATAGGATATTTTAACCCCATTATCGCAAAACGTATTGCAAGTACAAGAGAAATGTTATGTGATCATTCTGTAGGACTTTTAATGTTAAATCAAGCATATAAAAATATGCCAGCTTTTCCAGGAGCACCCACAGAAACAGTTCCTAATGGAGGGGAAAAAATCTGGTATCCCCTAGCACTTTCTATTGAAATTAAAGAAGGTAAAAGATTAAAACTTACTATTGATGGACAAAATAGGGATGTAGGACTTATTACAAAACTTAAAACAAAGAAGAATCATATAAATGGACATTATTGCGAGGGGGAAATTTTATTGGGAGGATCAGAAATGCTAGAAACTGATCAAAAGTCTATTGATGCTTTTAAAGAGGAATATAAAAAGAGTTTAAAATGAAATTTCCTGATGATTTCTTTGAATATTTAAATAGATTAATGATAGGAATATATTTTCCTATAAGAAATAATAAACTTTATTTTGAAGATCATTCTTCAGAAGAGAAAGAAATATTCATTCTGGAACTTGTATGAAAAAATGGACGGAAGAAAATTTTTGGGAAAAAGTTATAAAAGATCCTCCTAAATCATATTTTGTTGTAGATCATAACTTAGGGGAGATAATAGAATTTTTTAATTTATTTGATCAAAAAGAATTAGTAATTAATTATATTTCGAAAAATGGTCATATAAGAAGTCGAATTCCTATATTGGATTTAAAGTGAAAAAAATAGAAACATTTGACGAAAGAGATGATTTTTATAACAATACATTATGTCTTTCTGTTCCCATAAGTTCTTATTATTACGAACATTGGGATTTGTATGAGAATGTTGTGTACGTTGTAATACCGAAGTCAATTCATGAAACTATTATCCCCGTTTTGGAATTATGTTAAAAATATATAGTGAAAGCGAATATTCAAATATATTAGATAAAACAAAACCCACAATCTCTATAAAGGATTATCAAGGTAGAAGATTAACATATTTTTATGATTTATTGGGAAATGAAATGTATTTAGATATTATTAATAATAAAACAGGTAAAAGAGAAGTTCCTAGACCTATTGCTATATTGGAGCTAATTTGAGAGTTTTAAATACATTTGACCAATATATGAAGGATTATTTTGAGGAATTATTGATAAAATTAGAATTTCCTTTACAAAACAATAAGTTATATCATAATCCCGATCCTATTTGTCTTAAAAAAACACAAACAACTTTAACATTTATATTAGAACTCATTGACAATAACGAAAATAGTACCCATAATACATAAAAGGAGAAAAACGATGGAAAAGACCCCAAATGATTTATTTCAATTAACACGTTCTGAAATTGAGAGTGTTATCAAGTATTTAGCAGAACGCCCCGCAAAAGAGGTTTTCGGACTTCTTCAAATGCTTACAAGCAAAAAACCTGCATTAACAGAAGAAAAAGTAGAAACATCCCTAAACAATTAACATAACAAGGAACAAAATTATGGCCGGAAAAAAATTTGATTCTGGGAAAGAGCCTCTTGATCTCTTGCCCATGGAAGCCCTTTTTGAAATTGCGAAAGTATTAGACTTTGGAAAAAAGAAATATGACAGAGGAAATTGGGCACAAGGAATAGAGCTTTCAAGACTTATTTCTGCATCTTTAAGACACACTTATAAGTTTAATCAGGGAGAAGATTTGGACCCTGAATCCAATATAAACCATTTAGCACATGCAGCTTGCAACCTTATGTTTGCTATTTGGATGTATAAAAATAAGCCTCAATTTGATGATAGATGGATTAAAGAAACTGAAAAGAAAAAAGAATGACATCGCAAATAGAAACCTATTTTAGGGGAAGAGATTATTATGGATTTAGTTTATATAGCGCTAATCTTGATATGTCTTATGATAGTATTCGCCTAAGTTTTTATAATAAAAAAACAACCGAATATTTTCAAATATTAGTTTCTCCTAGGTTTATTAAACGTGATTTTAATGAATTTATAGAATGGACAGAACATCAAATTTATCAAATCGAATCTATTGCACATAAGAAACATAATGAGGATTTTAAAAGTAAAATGGAAGAGTTTTTAAAGTGAAGAAATATTGTAAAATTAAAACTGTATATTCAAATTGTGCTCATAAAACTGTTATTCCGGTTGTTTCCCCTTTTGAAATGGAAATTAATGATTCTGGCGCACGTACAATTTCTTCTTTTGAATTTTTAAGTGATAAAAGATATGAGATTTATAAAGAAAGACTTGAAACAATCTTTTCTAATTCACGAGAATATTATTTAAAACCTGAAAATAGTAAAAAGAAAATTTGGATTCAAGCTCATTATTTTGACGTTATTACAGAAAAAGAATTACATAATGAGGCTTTCAGAGATAAAATGGAAGAATTATTGAAATGAATAAATTTTACCTAAATCCATTGTGTGTCACCCCCCTTTCCGGAACAGATTATATTATTCACAATATAGATTGGGCGGGAAATACTGTTAATATTTATTTTGATCATCCATATAATGGTAAATATTATGAAATGTATAATAAAGTTGAAATGGAATTTTTTAATGAAAGAATTCTTTCGTTCTCAAAAAATATGTGGATGACTGAAGATGAATATAACATTTATTTAAAACAAAAACATAATAATGAATTTAATGATAAAATGGACAAACTATTAAATGGCTAATAAAAAGAACGATTACAATGCAATAGAAAAAGATGAGAATACTTTTCAAAAGTATTTAAAGTCATTTGTAATTGCAACATTAAGAAGATCCACTTTTCGATGGCCCTTTAAAAATATAGCAAAAACTCGTCAAAGAATAGAAAGAGGATTTTATACTTGTGAAGAATGCAAACAATCCTTTGGAAATAAGGATATTGAACTTGATCATAAAAACCCTGTAATTGATGTAAAAAATGGCTGGACAAATTGGGATGATTTTATAAATAGATTATTTGTTAAAAGCCACGAATTTCAGGTTTTATGCGAAGGATGCCATTCTATAAAGACTTCGATTGAGAATGTTCAAAGAGTTTCTAATGGTCAAAAAGCTATTAAGAGAAGGAAGAAAAAGAAATGAATTTTTTGGGTAATATATTTGGAGGATTGGGAATTGGACAAACAATTGGTTCATCGCTATCACAAGCTCAAAATAAATTTAATCAAGATTTACAACAAGCTGCCATACAACACGCATTTAAATTAAGAACAGATCCTTTTAGATTTGATGAACAAAATGGTCTTTTGCAATTTAAATGGTATTCTAAAAATAAGAATATTTATATATTGGAGCTTATATAATGCCCACAGGATCATTAACGACCCTTTCTGGATTATTAAAGGAAATGTATAGTCAAGATCTTCTTGATTATATATTTAGATTTACAACAGGATGTGCATTTGATGAAAAATCCTCACATATATAGCATCTGAAAGAAATGTTTACATCCTAGAACTCATATAATGCTTATAAAAATTATTTTAATATAAATATTGACAAATCATTAATAATACTGATAATATAGGTAAGGAAGAGAAATGCTCGAAAAATTAAAAAATCTATTAAGTTCATTAAATCAAAATGGTATACCCTTTCCATTAGCAAGAGATAATAAAACAGGTAGAGGTTCATATTCAAAAACCTTTATTATCATAAGTTCATTATATGTTCAAATTGGACTTATTGGTAAATTTACAAAACTATTAGAAGGAATAGATATGGTTTCTGCTCTTTCGTGGTTTTTAATTTGTATTGGAATTGATCATTTTAATAGAAGAATCATTATAAATAAAGAACAAGGTGTAATTTTAGAATCTAAAGACGATAACTCTCAAAATGAGAAAGGAAATTAACATAATGTTAGAAAAAATCAAAAATAACCTCCCAACACTAATTCCACTAGGAATGTTGGCACTAATCGCAGGAATCCTTATATATCAAGTTAAAACGACCCCCACTGAACACGCACCAAGTGATGCCAGTGTTATGATTACAAATAGATCAGGAACTCATGGAGGAACAGGAATTATTCTTGAATCCACTCAAAATCAAACATCTATTCTAACAAATAAACATGTTTGTGGAGTTGTTGAAAATGGTGGAGTTGTAAGAACAAAAGGCGACGCATATCAAGTTGTTTCTTATATTAAAAGTGATAGATCAGATCTTTGTCTTTTAACAGTTGCTGATAATTTGGGAGTTCATACAAAAATTGCTAATAGAGGTCCCGTTTTTTACGAACATGCTAAAATTAGTGGTCATCCAGCATTAATGCCAAATGTTATTTCCGAAGGGCATGTTTCTGGAAGACAGAATATTGATGTTCTTATTGGATTAAAAGCCTGTACTGAGGATGATTTAAAGAATCCAGCGAATACACTTTTTTGTATGTTATTAGGTGGAATTCCTATTGTGGAATCTTTTGAATCTGTACTTGTAACAGCAACTATTATGCCCGGAAGTTCCGGTTCTGGAATTTATAACACTAGTAACGAACTTATTGGAGTTGTATTTGCTGGACAGGGAGATTTAGGATATGCATGGACTGTTCCCTATGAACAAGTGATTAACTTCTTATATAAAGATCATCAAAATTTACCAAATGTTGTAATTGATCAAAAAGTTGCTTTGACTGAAGATCAGGGTCAAAAAAAGGACTGGCGTGATAAGTTAAAAGAATTGAAAGAACAATGTGCTGCCGGACTTCTAACAGAAGAACAAAAAGCTAAAGTTTGCCCTATTATTAGTAATAGTGATATGGTGCTTTAATGAATTATCTACTAGCTCTACTGGCCGCAGTTTTTGGAGGTTATTTTTTCTTAAAGAAACGATCAATAAATCAAACATTAGAAAATAATTCTAATGTAAAAAATCAAGTTGATAATCTTGAAAAAGATATAAATGGATTTAAAGATTTATTGGTAAAAGAGGAAGAAACACAGAAACAGGCAAAAGAAGAATTAGATAAAGATTCAAAAGAGGAGTTGTCCCGTGAAGAGATTCTTAATAGGCTTAATAATGGTGGCAATTCTTCTGATAGTAAAACCGATAAATAATGAAGGAAAAAGCACTCCTTCAAATTTAAGGCATTGTTTAAATTATTGTACTTTAATTCCTGAAACAAACGAATTACATAAAAGAATTAAAGAAATGGACTGTAGAATAGGATGTCATTATAAATATGGATTTTAAGAAAGTATTGATTATATTATTAATGAGCGTCCCCGCTTTTGCGATGAACGCGAAAGAAGCTAAAAGACTATCAGAAAAAGCAACATATGAAAGAATTGATATGTTAATAGAAGAGAATGTTAATAGTGGTTCTTGTGTTTTGGAATTTCCCAATGATCAATTTGCTGTTATTCCCGAAAAGATTGTAAAACATTATGAATTACAAGGCTATAATGCCATTAATTATATAGCAGCAAAACAGATTCATATAGATTGGTGTGAAAAGTGAAAAAGCTATTGTTATTGATTATTCCATTACTATTGATCGGTTGTTCAAAAACTGACGATAGTCTGGATAAAACGATAAAAGTATTAGCTAATTTAAATATTAAACTAGCCTATGCGAATGGATGTAAAGAAACTATTTTAGATCTCTATAAAGATAATCTTACAGAAGAATTAAAAGAGAAAGTTATATTTATTTGTATTCAAAAAGGCGAAGAATATATTAGAAGGTTAAATAATGAAAAAGTTAATTAGTATTATATTAAGTATTTTAATTATAGGAGAAATTACATATGCAGATGATTCAAAAGCTATTTGGGTGGACGAGAAAGATCCTGCCCCGTTCTCAGGTTATCTCATTAAAGAAGAGCGAACTGTCGAACTTCTCAAATCCGAACGTGAGTCCAGAACTTATCAGCTTCTTACAGAAAGCCTTGAAAAATCAACCCAATTCCAGGATGAGATCATCCAGAAAAAGAGTGATCAGATAAAACTGTTAGCAGATCAAAATGATAAGCTATATAAAACAGCATATGATGCGAACACTGTTAGTAATTGGGAAAAAGCTGCTTATTTTGTATTAGGAGCCCTTGTAACATTTGGTGCTTTTGAATTAGCGAAAGGGGCTATAAGACAGTGAAAAGGAAAATTCACAAATTAAGGTCTAATTGGACTAATACATCTGAATGTGGTCATTATGGAAATAGAGATGAAGTTCCTTGTACTATTCTTAATAAAGAAGTCACTTGTAAGAAATGTTTAAAAATTATTAGGAAAAAATGAATAAATTAAAAGTATATTCACAAATGTCTGAAGAAGAGATCTTAAATCAAAAGACTCTAAATTATGCAGATGTTCCTAATTTTATAAGCTTTTACAATATAGAACCTGGAACTAATGACATTAAGACATCTATTATCTATGATTTATATAAAAGATGGTCAAAAGAACCAATAACAGAGCTTCAATTCTTTTTGTTTTTCTCCAAATTCTTCACTAAAAGAACAAAACTTGGGGGAACATTTTATAAATTAAACTCTACCGCATTAGAATTGGCGTCAAAAAGATTAAAGCCCATTAATAAGAAATATGAAGTTGCTAAATTTTTAAAGAACAAGAAATGGAGGGAATCGCTAGAAGAATTTTTTAAAGAACAAAATATAACCAAGGGGAACAATTGGACGACTGGTAAATATTTATTTGATCTTTATAACAAAAAACCTAAGCTTCAAATGAATAATAAAGCATTTTATAGACTACTTGAATTCTACTTTGAATATAAAAACGTGAAAGGAACTCCCTGGTTTAAAACTAATATAAATGAAGAAAAAGAACAATAAAAGAACAAAGACAAAATACCCCGGCCTCAAACAAAATCTTAACCTTAGATCTCGTTATGAAGAATTGGATCAAAATTACTTAAATGGTGTATTTGATGAAAATTCTGGCGAACAGATTATAAGACCCCTAACCGATGATGAAAAAGACTATCTAAATAGATTTAATGAAGAATACACAAACGCTAATTATAATCATGGCGGAAAAAGAATACATCCTGTTAAAAAGAAAGAAAGCGAAAAGAATAAGTTTTTAATTGATGTAAAACTTGATTTTGTTGAATATCTAAAGAAACTTAATAAATATATTGAACAATCAATTTTAAAGAATAAATCTAAGAATCAGATTAAAAAATCTGTTAATGCTTTTAAAAAGTCCGTATTAGCGATTATTAATAAGGAATTTAAGAATATTAAGGATACCTATCAAAAGGATTCATATGATAGGAATAATAGTAGAAACAGATGCCTTGTTACAAAAACAAAGGCAATGGGAAAAACCTATTTATTTGATGATCTTCCAAAAAGTATGCTAGTGAATGAAGAATATGAAAATGATATTATTGAAATGATTGATTTAAAATCAGAGCTTACCAAAAAATTTCAAAACGGCGGCGATGGAAGCGACAGCGGCCAATAAAACGCTAACCGTTTTCATTGCCCCTTGAACTCTAGCAACATGAGCTTTAATGGGTTCTATCTCTTCATCTCTAATATAAGAAACAAGATCCTCTAAAGTTTCTGATCTTCTAACATGTTCACTTAAAGATACTTCTTGTTTTGCAAGTGTAACATCTATTGAAGAAAGATGACTCTCAATATTTTCTAATTTATTTAAAAGTTTTTCATCATTATCGCTCATTTATTTTTCCTCTTTCGGAGCAAAAAGTTTCCTAGTTTGAGGATTTCCCATCATAAGAAATATCGCCTTACTTTTCTCAAAACTATCATTATTATCTAAAGCATCATTAAGCATTTGACCGTACATTGAGGTTTCTTTAGTCTCTTTTAAACGATCAGCAATATCCCTTAAAGATTCATCTGAAGCATTATACATTGTATAAGGAATTAAATTATTTGTTTTATTTTGAAGTTTTTCGATATTCCAAGGATTAGAAATACTAGAAGCCGCAGCATTAGAAACTCCCTTATTAATAAGAATATCTCCAATATCGCTCTGTAAAGCCTTAGAAGTTGCAGAAAGAGCTTTTGCCCCCAATTGTTGAACAGTTCTTTCAATAGGATTTCCAGTTGCTTTTTCGGCAATCTTTTTACCAATAAGAAGCGGTCCTACGATAGGAAGGGAACCTGTTGCGGTTCCAATTGCTGCTCCAGAAATATCCTTCATATCTAAAAATTTTCTTAAAGAATCTTTATCTACTAATTTCATTGCAGCATCTTCATAAGTGTATAAATTACTTAAGCTCTTATTTACCGAAGATATTTGTGAACCAAAATTTTCACCGGCGCTATTCGCAAGATCTTCAATATGTTCTCTAACAACCCCGGCCATTTTTTTAACAAGTTGAGCCTCTGGAGCCAATTCTGGAAATTGTTTACTATATGCTCCCAAATCTCTAGCACTTTGTTGTAAAGCCTGTTTATATTTATTTAATTCCATTAAGTTTCCATCAATAGAAGAAACTTTATCAATATAAGGTTTATAACTTTCTTGAAGTTTTGCCATTATTTGATCAGCTTTTGGAAGTTTGCTAATTTGTTCGCCATAAGAAGATAATGAATTTTCAAGTTTATCTCCAATATGTCCAACTTGATCAACTAGTTCTGGTGTTAATTTCTCATCTATAACATTTTGAGCTTTTTGAAATAAAGGAGTTAATTTATCTTCATTTCGTTCAATTGCTTCTTGAGTTTTGGCTAAAATATTTTTAGCTCCACCCATAAGAGGAGAAGCTCCTTCTTGAAGAGCGGTATTTCCCACTTGTGCGACATCAATGCCTTTTTTACTAAGAGCCATTTCTTTAGAAAGTCCGGCAGCACTTGAAGCCATTCTTCCTGCAGCAGCTTCTGTTGCTTCTGGAGTTAATGCTCCAGCAATCTTTCCACCAAGATATCCACCTAAAGCCCCAACACCCGCACCGACTCCAACATCTTTTGCGGTCTTTAATAAATCTGAAGGTGTGGCATCCGTAAGATCTCCTTCTGAAGATCCTAAACCTTGAACGGCACCCAAAGCCGCCATACCACCAACACTAGCTCCACCAGTAAGAGCTGCAGTCCCCACTCCTCCGGCAACATTTCCTGCGAAATATGAAGCCGGTTGTTGTTCTTGAGCCTGTTTATATTTTTGACGAGCTTGATCTCTATATTGTTTATAAAGTTCTTTTAGATCTTTTGTATCTTCATGCTTTATAATTTTTTCGCCCTTTTCTCCAAGAGCCTTTAAAGCACCTTCAATTTCATCAGCAAAACCCATAGTTCCGCCCTGAATAACACCCATTGCCCCAGCTTTTAAAGGACCAATTTGTTGTTCTTGATCCTGTGATTGATCTGGAGAAGGAGATTGTTGAGGACTTTGAGTTTGAGCGATAGGTTTTACTTCATCAGGACTTATATCTGAAAGTTTTGGACCAACAGGTTTTACATCTTCAGGATTTAAATCTGATAACTTTAGATCGGCCATTTTATTGTATTTCCTCTAATGTATCACCATCATTACCAACTTTATATTGTTTACCTTTATAAGAAACAATATCGCCCGGTTTATGAGCAGAAGATGGAGCTTGTGGAGTCATTTTAGAACCCTTTAAATCATCCATTGATAAATCATGTTCATTTAAAAGCATTTTCTTTTGTTCTGGGAAATAATCTAAAACTTGCCCAGCACCAGAAAGAACTTGTTTCTGATATTTCTTTAGATTTTCTTTATTTTGGTCTCTAACTCTAGCACCAATTTGTAAATAAGCTTTAATAACTTTAGCCTGATCCGCAGGATTTAATTTATTTGTAATATAATCTTGCATTTGAGTTGCAGTCATTGATGCGTTATTGGGAACAAGTTTATTTAATGTATTTTGTGCAGCAATTCCAGTGCCTGTTAATAATCTGTTTAACTCAATGCCGTTTTCCATAACTTGAATTCTATTAACTTTATTAAGTTTAGAATCTGGAATTTTGTCAATATCCTTTGAATCAATAGTTGGATCAATTCCATTTGTTAAAAATAAGTTTTGAGATCTCTGAAGTGCCAATCTATTTTGAATAACAGGTTGACCCCCACCCTCTCTTAAAGCCTTGTTAATAGCATCTAATCTATGCTGCATATTTATATCTTGACGTGTACCAGTGAGAGCTTTTGTTTGTTCTAAACGAGCTTTTTGATACATTTCTGCTCTTTTTTCGGCAGATTCCCTATTCTTCTCACCCTCTTGCTGTTTTACAGTTTGAGTCAAAAGAGTTCTTTGTAAAAGATTTTGTAAACTAGCATCTTTTGCTAAATATGGAGCAACTTTTAAAATATCTGCGGCAGAAGCGTTATCAGAAATCTTAATACCTTTAGAAGTTAAATAATTCCTCATAACAGAAGACATTTCACTTTTGGGATCATATTGATTATAATCGGTTTTTTCTTTTAATTTTGTAACAGCATCAGTTGGTTCTTTAAAACGATCCAACAATTTCTGCATAATTTCAGGATCTTGTTTTGCAATAGAAGAACCTATTAAAGCTGCGGCCCTATCGAGATTATGTAAATTAGTTTGTCTATCTCTTTCTTTTTGAGCTTCTTCGATTGGAGACATTCCTTTAGAAGCTTCTGGTTTTAAAGAGGACAAAAGTCTTTGGATGGAAGATTGTTCTTCAGGAGTTATTTCTTTAGAAGGCTCTTCAGAAGCAGTTTCTTCTTCACTTTCAGAATCATCTTCCTCATTAGGCTCTTCTTTTTCTTCTGATTTCTCTGGAGCTTTTTTAGCAACTTTATCAGATTTTTCGCCAGCATCAAAATCTTCAGCAAGATATTTATCTTCTAAACTTTTATCTTCAGGAGATCCTTCTTCAACATTTGATAATTGAGCTTCAGAACCCAAAGGAGCTTTAGGAACAGGTTTTGTTCCACCAATAACCATTGGTTCATCGGAAAAATCAACAGGAACTTTCGAAGGCATTGAAGATTGCTGCTGATTTTCAAAGTTTTGAAGATGGGTATCTAATTCATCATTATTTTCTACATTTGCAAATGCCATAATAATTCCTTATCCGTATGTCCATTCATCTGTTGGTTCTGATTGTTTTTTACCCATTAAACCACTAATTGCACCATAAGCGCTAGGAACCGCTTGTCCAATACCTGTCCATAAACCTTGAGTTGCTTGAGCAGTTTTATCAGCTTGTCCCTGTAAATATCCAGCTTGACTAGAATATGCCCCAGCTTTTGTTTTTGCTAAATTAACATCATCAAGATATTTCTGCCTTCTAGCATCCATTTCTCTTTGAATTTCAGCATTTGCTTGTGCGGTATTAAGATTTTGAAGATTTTGAGCTACATTAAGATTACCAGCTTGCGCTTGATTTTGAGCAGAAACATTTCTTTGTTGTTGAGCGATTTGATTAGCAACATTAAAACGATCCAATTCATTTTGTGCGGCAGATTTTTGAGCAGCTTCGCTAAATTCTTGACCTCTAATTTGAGTACCCAAAGCGCCCTGTTGTCCAGCAGCTTGCAAAGCGGCAGATTGCGCTTGCGCCATTACTCTGGCTCTATTTGTTGCTTCATTTTGTGCTCCACTTTGTGAAGCGGCTAATTGCGCAGCAAGTTCTGCTCCCCCACCCGCTTGTCCACGAGCTTGCATGTTTTGTAAGATTTGTTGTCTTTTTGCTTCTTCATCAGTTTGCGCTTGTGAAGATGCTTGTTGTAAAGCATATCTATCTTCAGCATTTAATCCACCTCTAGCTCGATCTCCGATAGTTTTTAATGCATCTCTTTGCGCTTGAACAACATCCGCCTGATCCTTATATTTTGCAATTTCAGGATTTTGTGCAATGATGGATTGTTCCATTTCTGGAGTTAATATTCCAGCTTGTTTATATTGATTCCAAATTACAGCTTTTGATTCATCGGGAGCTTCTCTTAATTGTTGAAGAATATTAGTAGCAATTGAAGCTGCGTCTCTTGATTTTGCGGCATCGCCAGAAGCTGCGTTAGCCCCTAAAATTCCACCAACAACACTAGTTACTGGTTTTATTGCATCCATTATAAAATCTCCTTAACAAAACTTGTAATGTTATCATATGTTGGTTGATAACCTAATTCTTTATATCTATCTTTAATTTTATCTTTATATGTATAACAAATAAGACGTTTAATATTTAATTCTTTAGCAAACTGTTCTATGTGCTTTTGAAGAAGTTCTCCAGCTTGTTTTCTAATAGGCCCTTTAAAATTGGGATTTCCAATAAAATTTTGAACATAGCACATTTCATTAGTATTTGTTAAATAAAGACTTACCGCTAAAAGAGGAATTTCATCATCATTTTCAACAATAAAAGAACTTTCCAAAGGAATTAAATTAGCACTTGGAAGAGTTTCTTCAGTATTCATCCACCAACTTAAAATAATAGGATAATCTTCTTTTCTATAATTTCTTATTTTCATGAAGTTTGTCCTTGTGGAAGAATTTGAACAACTTGTCCGGCACCGTATTGATTATAAACATCTTGTAAAGCGGAATTTCTTGCTGCAACTGCATTGCTTAAATTAGTAATTTCGGCCCTAGATAATTGTTGTTTAGCTTGCTGTAAATTATATATCATATTATTTTTAGCATCTTGATAACTTAGATCATTTGGACTTACAACTTGTCCGTAAGCATTTAAGACTGGAGTTGTTCCATTCTGTAATCCTGTTAATTGATTAGAAATGCTGGCATTTGTTGCATTAACAGCATTTTGAACATTTTCAACATTTGTGCTACTTCCTGGACTAATTCCATATTGCTGCATAATTTTTGAAATTTCAGGATTTCCGGTAAATGCATTATTTTGAAATACAGACATTGCGGCTTCTCTATTGTTATTAACTTCAGCATCATGGGCCTGTAGAGTTTGACCACTGGCCGTATTATACATTTGAGCGGCGTTCTGTAATTGAGATTGAATTTGACCTGTATTAGTTGTTGCAAATTTTGTTGGATCAAAAGCATCCGTTGGCTTAGCTGCGGATAAGTAATTCTGAAGAGCAGTATTTGCATCTGCCGTAGCTTTTCCTCCAGATAATTGTTGTAAAGCCTGAATTCTTGCGTACTCTTCTGGAGTTGCGATATTTTGTGCTGTAGCTTGCATTCCTTGTCCAATAAGGGATTCGGGTTTATCTTTAAATAAATTATATAAAATATCACCCTGTTTAACGCCTAATAAATCAGCTTGTTGTTGAGTTAATTGTCCAGTTTTAGCGGCATCAAGTAATGATTGATAATTCTTTTGTTCTTGTTCTGTGGCTTCTTGTGCTCTTTGTGATAATTGTCCAGTAAGACCAGTTGCCATTCCCGATAATTGATTTCTCGCGGCTTCCGTTCCTTGTTGTAGGGCTTGATTAAATTTATTTTGAGCTTCTTGAGCTTGAGCTTGTGCTCCTGAAATTTGTGTATTAGCCTGAGTCATAAGACCCAAAGCTCCTTTACGAGCCTGTGCTAATTGTGGGGCACCAGTTTGTCCCAATAAAAGAGTATCAAGTCTTTGTTGTCCAGCACCATATGTAGGACTTCCAACATATCTTTGTAATAATCCCTGTCTACCTTGAGCACTACCAATAGCTTGCGCTTGTTGTGAGACATCCTGAGCTTGGGATTGTAATTGTTGGGCGTTTTGTAAACCTTGAGGACCTCTATAAAGACCTCCAGAATATTGCCCTTGTAATAGATTTGTAAATTGTTTTCCCTGATCAGTCGTTGCGGCTTTTGCAACGTCTCCGCCTAAAACATTTTGAGTTAAATTTTGTACTTCAGGAGTAATTCTTCCAACTTCTTGTTGAGTTTGTTGTTTAAATTGTTGTTGTCCTTGATTTAAACCTTGCTGAACTTGTTGACCACTTTGTTGAATTCCTCCACCAATAGTGGAACCAAGCTTATTTTGTTGATTTGCACTAACAAGTCTTTGGATATTAGTGTATCCAGAACCGCCCTGTTTTCGATTTTGTTGTAAATCATTAAACCCAATAGTGTTGTTTTGAGTTTGATTTTGTGGTTGATTTGGAGCTTGTAATATTGCCATTATTCTATTAATTTCCTAGTATATATAGTTGTTAAAACCCTTATATTTCTCATTGGCAGAAAACTACTACCCTTAATAGATAATTTTGATCCGCCTGAAGCCCTGTTACGTTATTTACTACAAAAGTCTGCCCACTCTGCAATCCGCTAATAAAAATGCCGGAGGAGGGGTATAAAGCCGAATTAGACTGGTTTAAAGCGCTTATAACGATAATTCCATCAACTTTACCGTTAGTATCAAGGTTAAAAGTAGTACTAATTTTAGGCTTACCGCTAGCATTAACATTAACCGTTATATCCTTTACAGTGCATTTAATATTGTCCCTTAAAGTGATATTTTTATCTAAAGCCTGATATAAAAGCTCTATTCCGTAGTTTAAAGACAAAGAAAGGGCTTCAACAAGTTTTTGATATTGTTGTTCGAAACTTTCTAGAATTAATCTTTTAAACGATGGTAAACGCATTATTATTCCCTGTAGGCACGAGAGCTAATGCCAGTTCTTCCAGTAAGAGTTATTCCATATAAGGCATAACTTTCTCTAGCGGCTTTGTGTCTAAAATTACAAACTAAAAATCTACATCTCTGCATAACTCTTGGAACTATTGTTCTAAAAGGTGCCGCACTTGATACTTTTCCAAAAAATCCTGTACCAAATTGTCCATAAAGACCAAATATACCGGCAGAATTTCCACTAAAATCTACTGTTACAGCTTTTGGAATTAAATCAGATGAAAAACTTAAAGAGGCGCCATTAAAAATCTTTTTATCAAACATTAAAGTTGCTTCATAAATTTGTTTTAAACTTAATGGATCACCAAAAGTAATAGGAGTATATGTAACATTTGTTTCAATTGTTTTAAAGTTAGTAATAGGACCAACAATAAAAGGAAGAGTTTGACTTAAGGTTACAACTTTTGTTTGTTTATTAATATCTAAAATAATTGCTTCTTGAGAAGTAGTACTTTCAACTTTTTTATAATTTGAAAATCCAACACCCGCGTCAGAATTTAAAGATCCGATCATTGCATTATAGGATGCCTGAATATCCAAAAAATCATCATTATTTACTGATACAGAACCTGTTGTTCCAGCAGTAATTACTGAAGTCGGAATTGAAAAAGTATTAGCACTTAGAACTGTAATTTGATGAACTCCGTTAACAGATGGAGAACTATCAGATCCAGTAATTGTAATAACTCTACCAGTTTGTAAATTATGATTTGTAGAAGTTGTAATGATAGTAGGATTTCCAACAGAAATATCACTAATTGTTAAAGAAGATGAAACAGATTCATATGCTTCATAAACAGTTGGAGATAAAGCCCCAGAAACTGAATTTCTACCTGGATCATTGGCGATTTTTTCTAAAAGTGCATCTAAAGCATTTCTTGTATTTGTTCCAGCGCTTAATTCTAATGTTGATAAATAATCATGGGGACTTAAAGTTGGATCTATATCTAATTTTTGTAATAATTGATTATAATCATAAACAGATATATATTGGGTTTGAACTAATACATCACCAATTTCAATATTTTCCAGACTTGTAAATCGTAGCTCATCTCCTAAATAGTTATTTAATGTTAGTTGAATAACATATTCTCTATCGGAATAATCTGTTCTATTAAAGTTTTTTCTTTCTTGTTCAATATTATTAATATCGCCAGCGCCTAAATATTGACGATCATCAACTGGATTTATAATACCAGCAGTTGCGGTTTTATCAAAAGTTGTCCAGGTTCCAGTTAATGTTCCATAACGATAGCCAATTGTTGCATATTGGTCACTAATATTATTAACAGTATAAACAGTATAAGAATTATCCGATTCATATCCTATTCCCCACGTAGCAGTTTTAAAATTAGTATATTGCGGAGTATTTAATGGTAAAATTGCAATATCAATAGGTCTTGAAATAATTCTTACCCCTGATTCTGTAACACCAACAATACCTTGAGTTGTCCATGCATAAATAATATTATTACTAACAGCAACAGAATCTGCAGCAACAGTTACCGCACTGCTATCAAATAGTGCGATATTAAAAGGAGCAACTTCTCCAGAAATTCTAAATAGTCCATCTTCTTTAAAAACAAATAGGCTATCTCTTAATGGAAAGATTCTTAAAATAGCTTTATCTTTAGCCCCAACATCTAAATTATTTAAAATAGGAACAGCTTCTGGTTGTTGAAGTTTTGAATAATATATTCTATTCTTTCTGGATTCATTATCTGAAACTGCACCAGCTAAAGAAGTTTTAATCAATGCTCCTTGAATTCCAGGAACCGTTACAATAACTTCTATTGAAAAGGTGGTAGAACTAAGAACATTTACTACATAAAGTCCATCTATGGAAGGAGTTGAATCTGATCCTGAAATAATAATTTCATCCAAATTTGTTAAACCATGAGGAGAACTTGTTGTAATGATAGTAGGATTTCCAACGGCTATAGATTGAATGTTAATATCGGGACTAATATCAGGATTAAAAGATTGTCCTGTTATTTCATTTTCACCTAAAAGATAAAATGGTTCATTATCAAGAGTTCGTTTTTCAAATAAAATTTGACCAGGAACTTCATTAACATTTGATAAATAAAATGCATTAACTATTTCTGAAGCATTTTCATTAATAACTCTTACTAAACTCCTCGCAGTTTGATCAACAGCCGCTGCGGGAGAAACGAGAGATGATAAAAGAATTTCTTTATTAGAAGCATTTTCACCTTTTCCTTGTTGAATAACAGAAAAAGTAAATCCGGTATTTCCATCACTAGCTGCCGTTGTGTATCCGGCAGTAATGTTTGTAATATCAACTTTATCAGTTGAAGCATCAGCAAAAAAGTCAGCGGGATAAGAAAGTAGTGTATTTGCAGTTTTCAAGGCGACATCATCTGCTGTATCCCCACTTAAAACATCAACTTCAATACCAGTTTTACCAGTAATTTTTGGATCTAAAGAAGTACTATCTACTTTATACCATACATAATACTGATTTGTATCATTTCCTGAATTTAAAAGAAAGTAAGAAGAAGGATTTGCTGTTCCCACAAGAGTTGAAGCCGCATTACATTGAATTTCTGTAATTTGCTGAACACCAGCAATAAAGCTATATGTATTTGTAGTTACTCCATCAGAAATCATAAATTTAGGTAATTGATTTTGAACTGTGTGTGTTCCAGAACCACCAGAAGTTAAATCAACGGGAGAACCATCAACAGTTAAGGAAATTTGAAAATCATTAGTTGTTGGATTTAAAATATAATATGTAATACCTTGAGTAAGTCCACCAGGTAAATCCGAAGGAGTGCTATTTGAAAAAATAACAGATTGTCCAGAAGTATATCCATGAGAAGTTATACTAATTGTATCTGTAGAAGTATCAACATCTCCAGAATTAAATGTATTAACATTAGAACCACTACCATAATCATTAAGCATATTTACTACGCCCAATAAATTCATACTTTCTCTATGGCGAGTGCGCGTATTTGCATAAAATGTTACGTTTTTAAAATAATTAATATCTGTGCAAAATGGGGGAATATCATTCGCTTGTAGAATTCCTTCGCCGGTGGTCGGATTTGTATAAAGATTTGCGCCTCTAAATTCATCTGGAGCAATATCCTCTACTGTTATTTCTCTAGCTGAAATCTGTGCTGAAGTTGGAGTTCCTTCAAAAACAAGTTTCATTTCATCATTAGGAAAAACATCCGTACTTAAAACAGCCACACCAGTTGCTATTGCGATATCAGATCTATAAATTTGATAAAAATGACTTGTTGTAACTTCAGATGGAACTGTAAATCTTAAAATAACCGTTGCTGAAGTTGTAATATCAAGAGGATCAATATATTCGGTTTTAACAGTAGAATTAATAACAGGAGCGGAACCTGTAGTTGGTTCTGATTGAAGTCTTGTTATAATTTCTTCTAAATATGTTTGAATTGCAACAAGTTCGGCATCAGTTGTTGGGGTTCCAGGAGCAGAAGGTTGTGTAATGGATTCATATTCATATGAAGTAATATCACCAGTTGTAACTGGGGATTGTGAAAAATCGGCAGTTGTAATATTAAATGTAACCGTTGAAGAAGTAACACTAGCGACAGTTTGTGGACCATTAACAACAGAAGCCCCACCAGAAAAATTTGTTAAATTGATTCTACTTCCAGAAACAAAATAATCAGTTGCATCTCCCGAATCAAAAGTAATAGTCGCAACATTTGTAGAAACGGAAATAGAGCTTCCACCTCCGAGTCCTAAAGGGGCAGAGGAAGTTGTTGAAGCATAGAGAATATCAGCATCAATTTTTGATGCCAAAGAAATTAGGTTTGTTCTTAATTCCTGTGGAGAAGCATTGATTTGTAAATTAAGAGTAGAAACATAGTCCCCATCATTAATTAAACTAGCACTAGTATTTGTAGAAACTTCATCTAATGCCAATAAAACATTGTCGAAATCTCTAATCATTAAATCTAAAAGTGGGTTATAAACTTCGGCTCTCTGAGAAGGAGTTCCAAGAATTAAATTTTGGTTAGCATCTTTTATTCCCCAAACGACCCTATATGCAACAGCACTATCTTGTGGAAGAAAACCAGAAGAAGATCCTGGGGTATAATTAATTCTAGCATCAACGTCTAGAGCTTTTACTCCTCCAGCCTGTGTGATATATCCTGAAGCTGAAGTAAATTGTGAAGCATCTAATGCTGAAATTTTCTTAACACCGCCATCACTTGTAAAATAAAAATTACTATTAGCTTCAATAGATCTTATTTTTCTACCAGTGACCGGCTCTAAATAATTACCGGCAAATTGTGTAAAGGTTCCAGAACCATTATCAAAATCAATTTTATTTGAATAATGTCTTAGAATTCTTTCTTTATATGTAAAAAGTTGTTTAGCTCTATCGGAAGAAGAGCCTAAAGAATCACCATAAATTTTATAGCCACGGCGAGGTTCTACAACAGAATCTCTTCTAATAATAACATTAGAAGCTTCTGACATAAAACCAGGTTCAACTTCTAGCTGATTTTGCTCAAGCTGCAATCCCTGTGCTTTTAAATTTACAACACTTGGCATTTAATTTATCCTTAATATCTACGTCTAGTTCCAAATTTTCCAAGACGAAGTAAACTCATTTTATTCATTATTTTTATTGGAGAACCATCAACCCTGGAGTCCAAAAGATTTCCTTGACGTTCTTCAATTGCCTGGATTTTTTGCATTTGAGCCTGTTCGCCCTGCAAATCCCCAATTGCTGATAAAATTCTAGCGGCGGCTCTTTCTGCGAGTCCTGTATGAAGATCTGGGGGGATTTGAGGAATAATAGCCTCATTTGCTAAACACATATAATCACCAGGTTCTAAATCTGGTAATTCAAAAATAACACTGCTATCAGAATTTCCTGTGGTCATTGAAGGAATTAAAATAGAGTTTTTATTAAAAAATACACTATTTCCACTAATTCCATTTTCTGGAATTTGTACATCATAGCACCAGGTTCTATGTCCAGGTTTTCTTTGCAATAAATCAATTTTAGATCCATCGGTAAATAATGGACTTGTAACTAATGTATCTGGATCTTGAAAAGTTGTTGGAACATTGTCAAACTGAATTCCAATTGTATTTTGTGGAATTACAAATGCAACAGTTCTTGAAGTAGAAACAGTTGATTTAATGCTTTGAAATTTTAATTGAATTACATTTGTAGAACTTGTGGCGCTAATTGGTCCATTATCTCCAAGGCCCACAAGATTAATTGCACTTGTCAAATTTGTTGTGGTTAGTGCATCTGTTCCACCAATTACAAAGAAATTAGGACTTGTAAATGAACCCGTACTTCCATTTACACCTATTTCTTTTGTTATTAAAAATTTTGTATCATCTAAAACTGAAACTTCATAATCGCCATCAATAGATGGAACACAATCAGAACCACTAATAGTTACAATTTGTCCCTCAGTTAATTGATGAGGAGTTGAAGTTGTAATTTTTGTTTCTAAACTACTATAATATTCAATTGCGCTGATAGATCCACCATTAGTATTGACGGCAGTAAAAAGAGCATTATCAACATTTACAGTATCTAATACTTGGATTAGAGAACTATTAACAGTAATAGTTTGATTAAATCCATTAATACTAGCAGCACGACTATTTACAACCAATTGATTTGGTCGAAGGAAAAATACAAATAACAAACTACCAGAAGGATCTGATGTTACAGAAGGAGTTATTACAACATCATTTCCTTGAAGGAAAAATTTATAAACTGTAGTATTAGCACCAACGTTTCTTTGAAAAAATGCTCTATCATCGGCATTAACACGAACCATTTCAACGAGATTTCCATTGGAATCTTGAAAAAATAAATCCCTTAGCTTCATTCCCGTTGCACGATCTGGAATAGCGTAACGATTTACGTTTGTTTTTAATGGAACGGTTTTTTGATATACGAAATATTCTTCATGATATTCAAGTACACTTGGAACCTGCGAAATGAACATTTCTTCATTAGCGAACTTAACGATATCTTGATCAGTAAAAGTCGCTTGACTCGTCGGAAAACTTATTTTTCTTTTAACGGCCTCTATCAAATCATTAGTTGTCATCCATGGGGTTGTTGCCATTTTATGCCACCTTATTACCTTTTTTAATATTATCTATTGCCCATAAAGGTTGTAAATTTGTATAATGACACAATTTATATAATTCTTGTTCGTTTTTAGCAGAACTTAATGGAATTATATGGTCTATATGCCATTCCTTGCGATTTTTCCAGGACATTCCTGGTTGAAATTGTTTTTCTAAATGAAGTTTTAAATCCTCTAGAGAACATCCTATATATTGAGAAAATTTGGAATTTTTTTTCCATTTTTTATTTTTTAAAGCAGAATTTAATCTACTTCTTAATTTTGTAATTAAATTAAAATGCAAATCAGTATTATATCTTCTATGATATATTTTTAAAGAAATTTTTCTAACTTTATCTCGATTTTCTTTAACATAGTTTTTAACTTTTTTCTTAATATATTCTTTATTTTTTAAATAATATTTTTTCTTTTTTTCTTTTAATTTTTCAATATTATTTTTTCTATATTGTTTTGAATAGAAAGATTGGCAGCTTTTGCATCTTTTTTCATGTCCATCTGCCCCCAAAGGATTAAAATTAAACATTTTAATATCTAAAATTTTATAACAATCGAAACATTCCTTTTTAAGAATATCTATTTTTTTAGATAATCTTTTAATTTTATATTCCTTAAGTATTAAAGTTTTACAAGATTTACAATAACATTGAAATCCATCTTTAGTACTTTTTTGTTTATGAAATTGATCTAATTGTTTATTTTCCAAACATTTAGAACATTGTTTTAAAGATATCAATCCAAAACTCCTTAAAGTTTTTAAGAAGATCTAAATTACTTCTTCATCTTTGCAGCAAGAGCTTGAAGTTCCTCGATGTGTTTCATTAAATCTTCATGATTCATTTCTTCTGGATGTTCTTCTGATTCTTCTTCATCAGATTCCATAGATTCATGAGCGGGGCCTTCATCATTATGTTCAGGTTCACCGTCTTGACCGGGCAAATGGCTTTCAGATTCTTCCATTGCATCATCGTCTTTATCTTTATGTTCGGCCGCATTAGAGATAATATCTTGAGCTTTATTAAGACCTTCCTCAAGACCTTTGCTACTATCTGACATAACAGATACTTTTTTAAGACCGTCTAAACGACCTTTCATAGAATCCATTGCAGATTGTCTTAAATCCTTAACAACATCCATTTTTGCGTCTTTTTCATCATCAGAAAGATCTTTTTTCTTATCTTTAAGAGCTTTCATTAATTTTTCGTGCAACATTTTATTTATTCTCCTTCTTTATTTTAAATCGTAAGTTTCACTTTCAGAACCAGTGCCTGAAGTGTTAATAGTCGTGGCCGCATCCTTTGAAACAACTTTTACAGTTGCATCAACGGCTCCAGCAAGAACTGCATCTAAAAGATTTCTACAACCTTCTACTGCCTCGCGAGCTTTTGTAGCACTTTGACACTTACTATTAAGGTCTCCGATGCTCAAATCCGAATTAATTTCAATTACAAGATATGCCATAGTATTTTTCCTTTCTACTTTTTAAGCATTTGTACAATTAATACACCAAACATCACTAAGGTTTGGATAATTCTAATTATTTGATTAAATTTTTGAGTTGTTAAAGGAGATCCCTCATTAATTTTAACAATTCGTTCTGTAATAATAGGAACTTCAATTGTTTTATAAACTGGAACTTCTACTCTTTTTTCAACTTCCACAATTTTTGTTTCCGTAATATATACGGGTTTTTCTATTTCTTTAATTTCTACTTTAGGAACCATTACAACTTGTGGCAAAACTGTTGGTTCTTCTTTTCGACTTTCTTTAACTAATTCATCTAAATATTTAACAATTTTATCATTGGCCGAAGTCATTTCTGTTAATAATTGTCCATTATCAACTTCAACTTTAATGTCAGATCCTGTTACTAAAACAACCCTTTGGGCATCGTGTTCGGCATCAAATAGTCTATTTTGCATTTCGTAGCTGTCTAAATTTGCTTTCTGATCGTTTTTAGCCATACCTTATAGTTGTTAAATCCTTATCCTTTTAAAACTCTTTTGGTTCTTTCAAATCTTAGGAGCTTTTGAGGTGATAATGGTTTTTTTCCATCTGGAGCAATCGCTGAAACATCTATTGGTTTAATTGTTTCAAATTTAATAGGTCCCATTGATGGTTCTTTGGGAACTTGTAAACTTGGAGTACTGGGAACACTAGAAGATGAAGAACTTTGTGAAACAGGTTTAGTATATGTTCCTTTTTCTTTTAGATGTTCAAAAAATGCTTTACGTGCACCAGAAGATTTAAAAGCCATATATTATCCTATTAAAGTTTCTACGCCAGAAGAATTTAATCTATATAATTTTCCATCAGATTTAAAATAAAGCTTATTATATCCTGAAGTTGGATTAGAAGGAGTAGATATTTGACTCATTGAGAATGGGCTTTCAACTTCGATAAATAAACCCTCTAAAATAATTTTACCTTGAGTTGTAGCGCCCGTGCCACCAAGAAGTGTAATATCTCCACCAGCAGCGCCATTGGAACTTCCTCCTGTAATTTGAATTCCTCCGCCCGTACCAGTTCCAGAATATGCATTTCCGCCATTAACAAAAATGACTCCACCAAAACTTCCTGTAAGAGTGCCCCCGGCATTAATTTGAACCGATCCGCCATTTCCGGTATTAGCTTCTCCTCCTTGTAATATAGCAAGTCCGCCTATACCCGATCCATCAGTACTTCCAGCAAAAAGATTTAATGTTCCAGGATTTTGTGCACCAGAATCAATACTTCCAGTAACAATTGCAATAGGAGCAGAAGAAACAGAATCTTGATCTTTTGTTGCAATAACTAATGCGTCCGATCCTGTCCCATTGTCATTCAAAACAATATTATGAGCACCAGATCCCCAAAAACGAGAAGAATATGTTGGATCTAATGCAATTAAATCTGAGGTTAAAATCTTATTTGTTTGATCCCAAGTTAAAGACGAAGAACCTGCAAATGAACCACTACTATTATATTGAATTTGTGTATTCATTCCACCAGGAGATCCACCTCCACCAGAATTATCATCTACATATTTTTTTGTAGCCGCATCAAAATCTGAAGTCGGGGTTGCTAAATCTGTTAATTTATTTCCACCCATACTCTGATCGGCGGCGAATTCAACAGATCCATCACTTTTTATATCACCAGACCCTTGTTCATCAATATGGTTTATTAAATCATCAGTTGATTCAATATCGCCCATTGCCCCTAATAATAATTCTTTGGTTCTTTCCTGTAATGCCATTTATTTCTCCAATTTTTTCATTGTTCGTTTAAATCTATTTTTCTTATTAACTTTTTCAGGTAATTTTTTACCTTTACTAGCTTCATTATATTCATCGACCATACTTTGGGCCATTTTTCCGTGAGCGGCTGCCCAATTAAAATATTTTCTTTGTTTATCACTTACATAAGGCATAAATTAACTCTTACAAATGGTTGCCCAAGTAAATTGATCATTTACTCCAGAAGCACCATCTCCATGTACTCTTAAAACATCACCAGGCTGACAATAAACTGTTGCTGAACAAGCTGTCGAAAATCCGGCACCGGGGGTATCGGATAAACATAATCTAAAATTGTTATTTGCAGAATTCCAAACATCTGTAGTTAATGCCGTTGAATTTAAAGTTACTCCAACATATGTTGATGAAGAATTTGATCTAATTCCGCAACTAATTGAATAAACTCCAGCTTCATTTATTGTAAATGATCCACCAAGAGTTGAACTATCCGCATATGTTATGGCAGTTCCAACATTTTTTTGAATATTTGAAAAACGAACTATTTTAGTATTTGTAGATCCAAAACCATTTCCAGTATAAACTCTAACTTGATTTTCTTGACCCTGTAATTGAATTTGAAATTCATTATCAGCAACTATTAGATCGAAATAAAGTGAAGAGACTACATTACCAGCCGTCGCGGGAATTTGTCCTGCGTATCTAGTTGTATTTCCGGAGGATGTGAAATAATTACCGTCAATAGTCGCGACGCCAGTTGTTGGATCATATGAATATAAAATACCTTCATCAATTCCAGAAGTAAAGAAAAAATCAGTAGTTACTACGCCTGTTCTTCCTGAACTTTGATAATATTGTGGTTTAACAGATTTATTTTTTCCAACAAAAATATCATAAACAGTTATTTGTCCTGAAGTTCCACTAGAAGTATTTCCTGGAACATTTCCATAAATTAATAACCCATCTGATGCTGAAGGGGGGGCCGTGGGAGCAACATCCGTTAAAGATCCCCCAGATTTATATCTTGATCTATATTCCCCCAAAGCTGCTGGAGTAGAAGTAACCCTTGTCCCACTTGCTAAAATCTGAGACATTACAAGAATTCCAGAATTAGCAATGGCGGTTTCTGAAGTCCATTGAGAAATAGGAAGAATTGCTTCTAATGAATAATTAGTTGAATTAGCAAATCCATTACCATTCTGTTTTGTTAATCCAGCAGAAGATCCATCTCTATAGCCAAAAGTTAAATAACCAACATTACTTTCAATTAAAGATGTTGCAATATTTGGTGCAGCAGAAGAAGTATTATCAATAACCATTAATCCAGCTTCTCTAATAGAAGCTACTTTTGTTGCGTCAGAAAGAAGTCCATTTGGTAAACTAACTCTGGCTTCAGTTGCAGTTGTTGTTCCGGAAGTAAATTTTCCTCTAATATGTATATTATCGCCGACTCTTCTGTAAAAGAAACTTATATTAGTTGCTGTTCCCCATCCAGTAAAAGTTGGTGTATATGATTGTTCATCTGTTATAATTGCACCGAAAGCATTTGTTCCAAAAAGAGTATCAGCGACTCCAACAGTAACACTTGTAAAATTAAATGTCCAAGCATTAGCATTTGTAGTTGCAACATGCATTATTAATCTATATGAAGTTGAAGTGGATGATTGAAAAGTTGCAACAAATTTACTATTATTAACTAATAGAGCGTTTCTTTGTAAAGGAATTAATTGTGCATTTGTAACATCATACATGAATACTTGAAGATCGCTATTTGTTCCTGTTACAAAATTAGCACTTCCAGAATAATCAAAACAAATACCAATATTTTTATTTTTATCTGCAGTATCTATAGTAAAATCGTAACTTACACCTTCACCTTGTAAATTAGAGGACCCTTTTGTAATTTTAAAATCGGATTCAAATCTTAATGGAGAAGAAATATTTACACCCAAAGTTAATGTGGGACTTCCTCCGGTGCCATCAACAGGGGTACTTTGTGCAGCATTTGCATATACCGCCCATCCATTAATATTTTCTCTGGCATAAGCGTTTGTGATATAATTCCTAAAGGAACTGATGCCATCAATCATTTGTGCAGTTAATGCTCTATTTGAATTATTAGCCATTATGAACGCCCCAATTCTGTCCAACACGTTCCATCGTAAATTAATGAAATGGAATCTCCCCACCCTAATGTTACATTTCCATTAAGTTCAACTTGTGCTGTAGAATTATTAATTGTTACAGTATTAGAATCGGATCTTCCGATTAGAATCATTTTTTGACCAACTTGAGTTCCCGCCTGAATCGCTGGAGATGCGGTAATAGTTACTGGTCCACCGTTTCCTTGAACAAAAATCAATTGCTCAGTTGCGGTTGTGCTCATATTACTGGCACTAGCCGCTAAACCAGTTCCGGCTGTGATATTTTTAGGAGATAAACGAGAGCCAAAAGTTGTTGGAACTGCTCCACCGCCCGCTCCACCAAAAACTTTCCATCTTGAATTACCAGTATCATAAATCAAACTAATAGATGAATTATTATTAACAGTAATAAGGGCACCAGTTCCTGTTAAAATTCTATTAGCCGCTGTAACACCAGTATCTTCATTATTAATAATAAAACTATTTCCAGTTTCATTCGAAAGAATTAATTGTTGACCGTCAGCACCTGCGGGTATTGCGGAAAGTGAAGAAAGAGAATTATTTGTAACTTTAACAAATCCAGTAGTAAATGCACTTAATGTTGCTTGAGAACCTGTTGTTGAAGAATCATCGGCTCTTAATGTTTCTAAATTTTGTGATAAAACTAGAGGATTGGAAGGAACGGTGACATTTCCACCTGATCCACCTTTGAGAGCTAAATTTTGTGAAGAATCGGCTTGAACCGTAAAGGTACTACCAGAAGCACCTGTAATTGTATTAGAGGTGAAAACTGTACCTTTAACTTGGACATCAGTGCCACTAATTATTGCACTTCCAGCATCAATTGCTAATAGACTTAAATTTTGTCCCGAAGCCGATTGGACTGTTAATGATCCACCAACTATTCCAGTAATTCCACTAACATCATTAATTGAAGATTCTGAAACAGATATTTGATCAATTACAACATCTCCAGTTCCATTTGGAGATAAATTAATATTTCCATCTGTATCTGTTGAAGAAATTGTATTACCAGTTAATTCTAAATTACCAACATCAATAAGAACTTTATTTGTTAAAGAATCTACTGTATCTGTTCCCACAAGAGTTGTAGAAGCATCGGGAAGATTTATAGTCCTATTTGAAGTTTGAGACGCAGCAAGAGTTGTTTTTGTGCCCGCTGTTCCGGCAGCATCAAAATGAAATTCTTTTGTATTATCACCAGTATCTACAAAATAGACTGTTGAATCATCAAGTTTTTTATTTGTTAATACCTGAGAAGAACCAACGGTTGCTAATGTATCTGTAGTATCAGGAAGAGTTAGGACTCTATTTGCAGTTTGAGAAGATAAAAGGGTTGTTGAGGTTCCTGTTGTTCCAGAAGCATTAAATTGAATTTTTTTAGTTGTATCAATTGTATTAACTACTGCGGTTGATTCATCATCTAAATCTTTATTTTGTAATCTATTAGCGCCTTGAGATTCTTGAGTTTCTGTAACAACCCTAGAAGTTGTAGAACCATCATTAATTCTCAAACGACCATCTGTTGATAAAACTTCCATTTCACCAGCAGAATCAATGGTAGAAGAGCTTTTAGGCATCAATCTTAAACCATTTATTAATTTTTTGATATTAAGCACCTAAAAACTCCTAATTAACTATTCTGTAAAGCTTTTGCTGTATATGTTATTTTTCCAACATGATTGGAACCGGAAAGTGCCGAACTTGTAAATTGAACTTGTCCAACATCTGTAATATTAAAGGTCATTTCATCAGTGCCCTGATATTCTCTTGTAATTTCCCATTTTGTACCAATTGGATTATTTGGATTATAAACGACATTAATAGTACCTGTCTCGTATCCAGTATCTGTATTAGTTGTTCTAAAAACACTATATTCGATAAAAGCGGCACGAACGCTAGAAGTGGGAAAAGCTAAATTTGGAAGATCAACATTGGCATTAGCATTTGAGGTCATTACAAAGACTTGAGGAGAAACGTCAAATGGTCCTAAAACCGCGTTAAACGCTTCCTCAACGGATGCAGCAAATTGATCTATAGGAGGTGCCCAATTGGCAGGGTCGCCGCTTTCAGGGAAATCAATTATTGTGCCCTGAATGTTAATTTTCATGCTGGAAATCCTTTAAAAACGATAATAAGTTAATATATTATAGTTGTTAAAGTGATAGGAATATTTTAAGCTGCCGTTATAGAGGTTTCTATAATTCTTTTGGGATAAGGAAGGGGTTTCCAGGTTTTTTCAATCTTTTCACGTTTATTAGTTAAAAGAAGAACATATTTACCTTTAGGAGTCTTTTTAACTTTAGGAAGATGCTCATATTGTTTTCTAGCATATTCATCTAATTGTCGTTTAATATGTTCTGGGATATTATTTCTATTTTGAAAGCCATTTTCTTTTGACCATTCTTTTTGCCATTCAATATTTAAAGCTTTTGCCCATTTTTTCATAGAAGAGGTTCTTGTAAAATATCTTTGTGTGACAAAATTTCCATCCGATAATTCATAATAACAATCAGCGCCAAAAGTTTGTCCTAAATAATCAAAATTACAAGCCTGATAAATGGTTCCTATTTCTCCAGCTTCAGGATCACTATAAGCAACAAATATTCTTTTACTCGTATTATCTTTCATCCATCGACAAGCGAACATTACAAGACGAGAACCTAAATTTTTAGGGGTCCAACTTGCACAAGCGCCTCTTTGAATAAGAGCTTCTAATTTCTTATCAAATTGATAGCCATTTGGTTCTGCGACCATTACAACGCCCCCTAAAAGGCCATTAAAACGCGCTGTAAACACATATCTCACCCCAAAACCACAAGTACCTAGCCATTCATAGCGTTCGATGAATTTTCTATGTTCTTCTGTTATCTTTTCATACGCTAAAACAAATTCAGAAGCTTTAACGTCTGTAGGACAGCCATTTTTTATATCCTCTTGTAAAAGTCTGTCTCTTTGAAGTTTTTGCCAGCAGATATTAGAAGGGAGTTTATCTCTTTTAACATTTCTATTATATTCTTTAAATTCTGGACGTAAATTTGTATAATGTGAAAGATCATATATCTGTTTTTCAGTTTTCGCGCTGCTAAGAGGAATATAATGATCTAAATCCCAAACAAGACCGTGATTATCCCAATTCATACCCGATTTAAATTGGGTCTCTATATGTTTTTTAAGTTCCTCCAAAGAACAACCAATATATTGAGAAAAATGTGTGTCTTTTTTCCAACTTGTTTTTTTAAGAGCATAATAAAGTCTATTTCTAAGTCTTCTTTTTAATTTATAGAATATATCAGTTTTTTCTCTATTTTTTCTATATACTCTACGTTTAATACGTATGGTATCTTTATTTTTTTGATAATATTGTCTGGTATTTTGTTTAATAGCTTCTTTTTTAATTAAATAGTATTTTTTGGTATTATTTGAACGACAATCCTTGCATTGTGTGCAAAGTCCATCAGGATTATGACGATCTTTTGTAAATCTATTTGAAGGTTTTGTTATTTTACAAGTTCGGCATTCTTTTTTTTCGACGGAAACGGAAAAAGATTTTGGATTCATTTCTCTTTTTAGTTTCTTCTTTTTAGCACCGCAATCCCTACAGTATGTTCTTAATTTATCTACAGTACCACTGTGTTTATTAAAATGATCTAAATTATATTCATTATTACAATTAGCACAAGTTTTTCTCATATTATTCTTATCGGTATTATCTTAGAAAACTTTAGTAGTTTTTTGCATGAATTATATAAAAAGAAAGGACCAGATTTCTCCAGTCCTTTCATATAGTTATTTAAACTATTGTTGGTTAACGATGTTATTAACGAGTACGTTACGACCTGGGGCCATGCAGAATATGGCTTGATCGCTATATAGACGTAATTCATAACCAGCGGCGTTTTCAAGGTCGCGGAAAAATTCTTCGCCTTGACCAGGACGCTTAAAGGTCATATCTGTTGATCCAACTCTCATCCACTCATCAAGAGAGATTATGTAAGCATAACCTTCCTTAACATAAATAGAGGGTTCAATTTCGATCTCACCATTTTGAGAGTAAAATCTAATTGATTCCATTCCGTTTTCAGCAACATCGCGCTTATATGATTGATCATATTTGCGTAGAGCCGCTTGGTCGGAAAGAAGATTTGCCCATCCACGAGGATTAACAAGAGCAAGAACTTTCCCATCTAAACCTTTTTCAACAGCACGAGCTACAGCAAGATTTAACTTAGTGAAGCTTAAAGCGCCTGAAGAAGCGGAATAACTATTTCCACGGAAAAGATTATAAGTACCAACATCAATATTAAACAATGTACCAGAACTAATTGAAAGAATCTTATGGATTCCAGGGAATTCATTACCATAAGCACCTTTATGCCAGATAACATCAGTAGATGAAACACCTGGAATAATTGCATTTAATGTAATGGTTCTAAGTGACATATCAACAGATTGAACTGTTGCTCCACCACGAAGAACTCCGTTTGAATCTCTGATTTCAATTGGCATACCTTCAGCGCCAGCCCAGATACCAGGAGCCCACTCTGCAGTGGTGATGGTATAGGTAGGAGCGGAAGCTGCGGAACTGATTGTTCCGTAACCAACTTGACCATAGATCATTTCGATCTCAAGTTTTTTAGCCATAGATCTAAGCATGTTTGCAACTAAGAATTTGGTTGCATCCATGAAAGCGGCTTGTCCACCAAGAGCAGCGCGGCTAGCGGCAGCGTAACCAAGTACTGATCTTAGAACAACAGGATTACCACGAACTTGAGCATCACGGATTTGACCAGCTACAGGAGCTAAAAGATTAAATGCATCTTCATCGCTAGCAGCAAAGGTAACACCATGCTCGAGTCCTAAGATAACTGGCTGGTGATATAAGTTACCAGGTTGTTTGTCTTTGGACATAAATTTAATTTTGTTCATTAATTTCACGCCATCTGGAATTAATTCTTCTAATTTAGATGCGTAGGTCTCTTTAAAGAAACCGTTTAAAGTACCGACTGAGTTATCAGGAGTACCAAATGTATTTGAGGTTGCCATTTTTTATTCTCCTTTTTTAATCTTGAACGATGTATTCAAGTTCGAGGCAGTATTCAAAAGTGCTAGAACTAGCAATATTGTCTGCAGAATCGACTGAAATCATCATGTTTTTGTCACTGGAAAGTCCATCAGCATCTCCTAAGAAAGAGGGTGACTGAACTCCAGTTGTACGGTTGCTAACTCTGGACTGACAAATTTTTTCAACTTCTTCGCCTACTTTTACGAAGATATTAAATTTGCCGTCTGAATCGTCGGGTGATTGGGTGTAGGAAGCGGTCTCGCCATCAGCAAGAGCGTCTGTGATTTGGTCAACACCTTCAGTTGCAAGGAACATGATACTGGGCTCGTCGCATGAAATAACGACGTTAGCGGAAGTAGCAGAACCTACAATCTTAAAAGGAATAACCAATCTTTGAACCTTTAGTTGTCTATCGAGAACCAAAGAGTCTTTTGAATTATATGTAGACATTAAATAGTCTCCTTTATCAAAAAATTATTGTTTACAAACAAATGACAAACAGTTAAGTCGCTTGTCTTCACTCATAAACGCCAACTCTTTAAGCCTCGGAGATATTTACGCTCTGTCTACCAGGTTACGGAAAGTCATAAGGGTTAAGATTTTAACGCTTATTAAATTGTGTATATAGTTGTTGAGCCTTCTAAAAAATTATAGAAACGCTTACACTTTAAAGAAATCTTTAAAAGTTAATTGTTTCTTTTCGCCCTTTTTAGAGCCTTTATCTTTATTATCAGTAATTGCATTTTTAATAGCTTGTTTAGTCGCTTGAGTGGTATTAGCTTTTTTAATTTTAGCAACATCGTTTTTGCGAATACGAGTAATAACATCCTTACCGACGATTTTTTGAACCACTTCATCGGGCATTACAGAAAACATTTGTTTTAAGTCTTCTTGCATCTCTTCTCTTACAAGAGGAAGAACATCTTCAGGTGTTACATCTTTTCCGGCCTCAAGACCTAAAAGCATATAATCAGCTATTTTCTTAACAATATAAGGACTCTTAGGAAGATCGGTTTTTTCAAGAGCTTGAGACATTAAAATATCATATCTCTCATATTCTTGCTCTTTTAGACGTTCAAAATCACGTTGACGAGCTTCTTCTTTTTCCTTTTCATATTGTTCTTTAATATTTTTTAATTCTAATTCAAGTTTTTCTTTTTCAATTTGCTCAGGAGATTTTTTTGAATTTTCAATCTCTTCTTCAATAACTTGTCGAGCTAATTCTTTTAAATCAAGACCGATAGCAGGATCAGAAAGAGCTTTTTTGGGATTTTTTTTCAAATCTTCAATAAAACGCATAACTTCTTTTTCAAGAACAGCCTTTTCTTGCGCTCTTTTTTGGCCCATTTCGGCCATTTGAAATTGACGAGTCAAATATTCATCATCATTTGGATCAAATGAGATTTCTTTTTCTCTTCCATCAATTTTTAGCTTTAATTTCTTTAATTCTTTTTTAGCTTGAGCTTTTTCAGCTTTAGAAGCATTAGGATCATTAAGAGTTTCAGCTAATTCCTGAACTTGTTCACCCGCAGAAGTATTTCCAGATGTTTCTAATGAATTATCACTAGATTGTGTGGTTTCTGTGGATTGTTGAGTAGTATTTTGAGTTTGTTGGGCAGCGGGTGCCGTGTTTTGAACCTGGTCGGCCATATATTTCTCCTGTAAAACATCCCATCATGGGGTAGATTAAGTGAGGGTGTCTCAAAATGAGATAACCCTTTAAATATAGTTGTTAAATTTAGTTTTTTTGAGCAACTTTTGTATCTTCATCCTCATCTTCAAAGGGAATTTCAGGTTCTTCTCTTTGTTGATCATAAAGATTTGATACTCTTTTGAAATCTTGACGTGCATTTTTAGAAGCATCTTCAATCATTAGCTGTTTTTCAAGATCTGGATCTTTTGATTCTTGTAAAAACTTTTGAACATAAGGATAACTTGCGATATCTCTCTGGGCCAATTGATCTTGAGTTAAATTATGTCCGGCATTCCACATATATGCCTCTTCACGAGGATCTGTAATGCCTTTAGAAGTGATTTTATTATATAAAGCTTTGGCCGCCACTTCTTCTAATTCAGGATGTCTAATTAATTCACCTTTAAGTTCTTCATCTGACATTTCTCTTAATTGAGAAGGCAAATGATCGCCATATTCACTATTAGCAAGTTCTCTAATAGTATTGGGCATAAGACCATACTTACCATACGCAGAAGATCCAGCCTGAATTCCAGATTCTACTTCTTTATGTTTAGTATTTTTTCCCCCAGAACTTTCAATTTGAGCTATTGTTCTGAGAAATTTTTTATAATCCATTTATTATTGATCTCGACCCGAATTTAAACCCTTTAAAAAAGGATTAATTTTATCTTCATCAATACTATTTTTTGAATCAGGAGTAATTTGTTTTGAAAGAGAAGGATACATTATTTTTTGAATTGCCTGTTTTTTAGCATCATCTTGCATTTGCGGTTGAATTGGTGTTGGAGAAATTGGTGAGGAAGGAGGAATTGAGGACGGGGAACGGTCAATTTGATCATTTTGTGCAACAGGCATCGTTGAAGTGCCCATCATTGATTGGCCAGGTTTTAAACCTTCATATTGTTTTTGAAGCTCAGGATCACTAAAACTAAATTCCGATTTTACAATCCCAGGATTTTTCATATAAATAGCCTTTGTTGCTTCATCGATTTTAGCATCATCCCAATCTGGTCTTTTCGCTTTAATTTGGTCTCTTAATTCTTTAATACTACTAATTGGCATATTTCTCCTCTAGAAGGCCACGCCCTTCAATCCGCGTATACTCATATTTTTATTTCTTTCCAAAAAACCCATTGGATCTTTTGACGCTTCTAATTCTGCTGTAGCTTTTCCGGGAGGTTGAAGCATTTTCTTTGTTCTTTTAAAACGATTTTTCTTCTTTTTATTATCTGAATAGGTTTCTTTTGTATCAGCTTTTAGTGATTTAAATGTATTATAACTACTCATATTATATAGTTGTTAATCTTCTGGCAAAAAGGGTATTAAAGTATTTAAGGTTGAATTTGGAACATTTGCTATATCATCACTAACAGAAGAAGCTGGAGTTCCTAAAATAGTATCAAAGTGAGTCGTTGAAACGCGAGAGGAAACTGCAACATCAAGATTAGATGCAGTTAATCCTGTGACACTTCCTACTGATCCAGTAAGATTTCCCGTAAAAGTTGTTGTTAAAGCGGTTGTAATAGTAGTGGCAGCGTTTGTTCCTGCTATAAATACTCCACCAGCCGTTCCGGCGGTAGCGCTTGGTAAGAAATCAGTTTTTGTTTTTACATCCGAAACTTTAGCATCCAAATTTGTAAGACCTAAAGTTGTTGCATTATCTGGATCATATGCAGTTAATTGTACTTCTATTGGTAGAGGGGCCATATTTGTAGCACCTTTTAAATGAAAAGCTACACTTTTAGCTCCAGAGGCAAAAGCTGCATTTGGTGGACAAAATTGATACCAGCCTGGCATATTTGTACTGTCTATTTGAGCAAATCCTGAAGATGTAAAAGTACCAACAGTCATACTAGTTAATGAAATTACTGTAGCTGTAGTGTCTGTATCTCTATGGTAATAAGCTGTTAGTCCCGAAGATCCTGAAGAAAGTCCAGTCAGACCCGCACCAGTTGTGCTAGAACTATCAGCAATAAATATTTGTAATATATTAGATGTTGCACCTGCTAATCTTTGTAGTTTCATGTTCCATCCAAATTGGGATTTCTAAATAATCCACCGGTTACTAATGTTCCCGTTTGACTTGATCCCTGAAAAGTATATGTAGTTCCATTTTTTACATTCGCGATCAAAGGATCGGTGAATACTGTTTTATCAATATTAGATGCATTAACTAATGATGTTCTTGATGCTCCATTTAAAGACCCAGTGCCCGAAACTAATTGGACACTGGTAGGATCAATTGCCGTATCAAAAATTACAAACTCATCTAATTTAAAATTTGAAGTAACAACATCTTGTCCGCAACCAATCATTATTGGATTAAAATAAGAAGACTTCCAACTAGAAGTTAAAGAACCAGAAGCAGTTGCTGATCCGGTATTTACGGCGTCAAGATATCCTTTTGCTCCTGATGCGGAATTTGTTCCGGTAAATGTTATTACAATATCATAATACGTATTAGCGGTTAATGATGCTGTTCCTAAATTTGCCGAACTTAATATAGTTGAAGCGGCCTCATTTCGGCAGAAAGCCGTTAGGACCGATGAAGTGGAATGCCAAACCTCGAAATATGGTCCAACGCCATTTCTTCCTAAACCCAATTGAAATAAAAGATTATTTGAAGCGGGATTTCCTGTATAATTAGATTTTATTCTACATAATACAGAAAAAGCTCTGGATTCTCCGCTATTCCCCCAGCCTACAAATTCTAAAAACTTAGAATTAGTTGTAGTTAAATCAATAAGTCCACCAGATAAATTATTACTATCGGAATTAGCCGAAGAGGCGACTCTTGTTGTATCTGAAGGAATTCCAACATTGGGACCAGTGGAAAAATAAGCATTTAATGAATTTGCTCTAAGAGCCATTACAACAGCCATTATGTTACCACCCAAGTTATATTATCTAATCTATAAGCTCCACTAACTAATGTATAATTAAAAGTTCCCGTTGCAGTTATTCCTAATGATGATGAATCTAGGATCATTGTTGCGACTCTTTGGGTTGATGTACCAAAATCTGACCATGTAAAGGATTTTACTAAATCGTCAGCAACCATTAATTTAGCTCTATTTGTTTCTAAAGAATTTGTTGATGAATTTGGATCACCATGTTCAATTCCTTCAAGAATTGCAACATTTTTATTTAATCTAGCTGAAATAGAACCCGGGGCAGACCCTCCACTTGTTGTTATTACTCTAAATAATTTTGTTCCAATTATTGATCCTAAAAAAATTCCAGATGTAGTACTATTTTGAACATATTCATTAGTTGAAACTGATCTAAAAGTTATTGCTGTAAAATTAGTTCCATCAAAAGATCCTTGAAACTCAACCGTAGCGCCGGTTGGAATTGTCAAAGATAAAGCAATTGTTGAATATCCACCATCATTACTAATTTCAACATTATCATTAATATTTTCACCAAGATCCGTTGTTGAAATATCTAAATAATCGACTATTGGGCTAACTGACATACTATAATCCTTAACTAATTGCTAAAATTGTTGCTATAATGTTTGTTCCTGTTCCTAAATTTAAAGTTGTGCAAACGGTTCTAAAATAAAGACAGGGGGTAAAACTATTCCCAGAAAAAACAATTTTATTATTACCTATTATATGGGTATGATTTAAAATATCTGTAAAATTAGTTCCATCTAAACTTCCCTGTAAAGTAATACCCCACGCTAAAACGCTTCCGGTAGTTGAAACTTGAATACTAAATTTACTTTTAGGATCTTTAGAAAAATCATAAGTTGTTCCATTTCCGGTTGTCGTAAAAGTATCAGTTTTAATAATAAAATTTAAACTATTTGATGATTCAAAATAACTCATTATGTGCCCTCAAAAATATCCAAACTTGAAGCTGTCGCGGAACTAGATATAGCATTTATTGTTCCAGTCCATAAATTAGATTGATTAATTTCATAAATTGCATTATTTGCCAGTCTAATCCCCTGATTTGCAACAGCAGTTGCTCCAAATTTTAAAAACATGACATTCCCTGATTGGTTCATTATATAAGCATATTTTCTAGAGGCATTCGCTGCCAATAACTGAACACTACTAGCGGCAACCGAAACTCTAGTATTTGATGCAGAAGAAAATCCTGTTACCGGGCGAACATCTAAAGATTGCTGAGAATTAAATAAAGTAGATGTAATTCCAGTTCCAGAACCATCTTGTAATCTAACTGACCAATTTCCACTTTGAGTGGATTGTACAGCAAAAGTTCCATTATTATCTACTGTTAAAGAACCACTATTATCATCAATGTGAACAACATTTGTGATAGAAGTTAAAGTTCCTGAATCTAATATAACATGCTGAGGTGCTGAAAAAGATGTGACCCAGGGACTAGTACTTTGTGTAACAGCAAAAGTTGTGTTACCGATAGAATCGCCAGATTTAAAAGCGGTATAAAAACTAGCACCATCAGACAATCTAACAGAACTCGGACTTAAAGCTGTTATATGTTCTTGTGCCGGAGTCCCTAAAGTTGTATTAATCGTTGTTAAATCATTATGATTTGCGGTTTTGAATGCACTTTGTGTTGATTCTAAATTTAATGCCGATGTATTTAAATTAGTTCCGGCATTAGCAGTAACAGTTCCTGAAACGATCCACGGAGAAGTTCCTTGTGTGACAGAAAATGAAGAGGGAAAATTACTAACAGAAACAGAAGATCCACTTACATCAACTTGATCAGTGGAAAAATCTAAGTCCCAAGTTCTACCAACATTCCATGTTCCAGTTTGAGACGCACCAAATGAAGTATTTCCAATAGAACCACCAGCTTGAAAAGGAGATCCCAATGTTGTATTAATTGTGGAAAGAGAACTATCTAGTGCTAATCCTCCGGTTGTTCCAATATTTGCGGTTACTGTTCCTTGAATTCCCCAAGGATAATTAACTCCTTGATGTTGAATTACTTCACCAATAACATTTGCGCCCGTGCCTAAAGTAACAGTCCATCCACCGCTTTGAACTGCGTTTACAGGAAATGGTAGATTATCTTCTGCAATTACTACTCTTTGTGATCCGCTATCTGCAATACCATTATTAGTTGATACATTAATTCCACCAACTTGAATTAAATTAACATCACTAGTTCCACTTCCACTAATATTTACATTAATAGAACCATCAGAATTAATTAATAATTCATTTGTATTATTAGAATTTCTAATTGCAATATTATCATCAGTAGAATTAATGGAGACTTCAAGTCCGGGAGGGGCAATAATAGATGCCGAAAGTTCAGCATCGACTTTTAAACGGTCGCTAGTACTATCAAACGCTCTCTGAATTATCTGCTGAAAATCTAATTCTGAAACTGACATAATTTATAAATTAAATATCCTTGTTCAATTATAAAAATTGCTAAAAGAATATAAAATCTTGTTCTCCATTTTTTTCCTATAGGCTTCATACTTTTAATTGAAGGCTCTTTAGGATCTTTAAACTTAATATAAGCCATAATTACGCATGTTTTATTACATAAGCATTTCCAGCTTTATCAGAAATGCCAAAAATTTGATCAGTTGAGATATAATTGGCTTCCATTGTAAAAGATGAATTTGCAGTTAATTTTATACTTGGTTGACTTGCTGTTGCAGTTGTCCCAAAGTTAATCCACAAATTTCCAGTACCGACATTTTGAATTAATAAATATTTTCTACTTGGATTTGCGGCAAGAAGGGATGCGGAAGAAGTTCCTACTGTTCCAGAAGCATCTGTTAATCCGCCTTTAGGAATAGTTGTAACAACGTTTATTGCTGATTGATCAGAAGCGATAACAACAGGGGTTGAAGCTGTCATTGCCTTTTGACCTAAAGAATTAAGTTTTCCATCAATACTAGCTAGAGACGTATTTCCAGTGTCTTGTTTGGCACTGGTTGCCGCTCCTGATGGAAGTGCCGATGAAACAACGGTCACATTTCCGGTATCAACAGTAACAATTTTACCATCTATTGAAGATAATGAAGTATTGCCTGTATCTTGTTTTGCTGAAGTCGCTGCGCCAGTGGGTAATGAAACTGTTCCAGTAATATCTTGAACATTTAAAGAGTCACTTCCCGGAGTTAATGGTCTAATAACTCTGGGATCTACTTGTACCCCGGCAACATTTACACCAACATCCATTGCTTGTTGAGTCCCGTTAGTTTGACTAGTTATCGGATTATTGTCCGCATCTAGTATTTGTCCACCATTTGTAATTGCCATTTTGTTATCCTTCTTTTACAACCAATGGTACATTAGTTGTGTTAGCGATAGCGTATATGCTATCAATTGTTATTGAATTACTTTCCATTATTAAAATTGCTCCAGCATTTAATTGCATACTTGGAAATCCAGCCGAAGCGTGTTGATTAAAATCTAACCAAATTGGATTTCTACTTGTATTTTGAATAAATAAAAAACTTCGATTCAGATTTGCATCTAAAATCTTAACGCTATTTACTCCCAAATGAACACTATGATCTGTTATTGAAAATTTATTAGGGACAGTTTCAATATCCGAAGATAAATCTGCAACAACTCTTAGACTTCCAATAGCATCATCAAATGCTCCTTGAAGAACTTGCTCTGCTGATAAATCTGAAGGTTGAGGTCTTGCCATTTTATTGTTTCACATTCCCCATTGCCTGTTCTTGAAGCGCAGGATTTGGTAATAAATTTGCTGGAACTTGTGCAGGTTGAGGAATTCCGATATTTTGGATTCCAGGGCCAGTAATGTCTTGTCCAGCAGAAATTTGTCCAGCTTGTGGAGACATTTCAGGACCCATAGGACTTCCTTGTAATGCTCCTTGTGGAGGTTGTTGTTGATCGGGAGATGCGGGAGACCCTCCAACAGGACCTTGAGGTTGTTCACCAATCATTTGTAAAAGTGCGGGATCAGTATTTCTTAAAGCATTCATATGAGCTTCAATATGATCCATAGTTGTTTTCACAAGACTTGGATTTTTTCTCAAATCAGGATCGGCAATAACAGCACGATGTTCTTGAATATGTAAAGAATGTTGATCTAAAGGACTTACAAGTGGAACTTCTCCGTCAAGCATTTGTTCATTTTCAGATTTAATAAGTAATAATTCAGCTTGATCCCCTTCATAGATAGCTTCAAGTCTTCCAGTATTCATTACTTGAATATATTGCATTGGATCTTTAATAATTTTCATTTGCATCATCTGCTCAGCCATTTGTACACGACCGGCAATTGTTTTTGATAATGGATTTCCCATATCTACAACAACGCGATTAATGTCCGCAATTTTATCTCCAGTAAATTCTTTCATTAGTGGGCGATTATTTTTTCCAACTAATTTAATAAGCTTTGGAGTTTTAGAAAAATCTTTTAAAATATTAATTAAAGATGTTCCAACATTCTCAATAAGTTTTACATAAGATTGTTGAAGACCGGAAATAAATTGTAAAGCTTGTGATTGAACAAGTGCTAAAGCTGTTCCAGATTTTAAAGAAGCTTCTGGATTTCCTCTTACAACACTATTAACTCCAGAAATAGTTTCTGAAGCCTGAATAAGCATGTCTAAGAATTTAAATACTTCAGGAGGAGTTTGAGTGAGATTGATAGGTTCTGGTTTTGCATTTGCTTCAATAAGATTTAGTCCGCCGGAAAGACCTCCAACGGCAATATCTGCTCCTCTTGGAACATAAATATTCTGAACACCAAATGCATTTTGGTTTGTCATAATTGTTCCATAAAGAGAATTAATTCCCTCTTGAATGGGGAAAACGTCAAACATTGGAGAATATCCATAAGGAGTTCCTAAAATATCTGAAGGAGCCACTCGGAAAACTGGCATATTGCGATAGGGCATTTTTGTATCAATCAACGTTGCTTCTGCAGAAAGAAATTGCATGTATCTTCCTTCTGGGACCGCTTCTGTTGATTTATGGTAGAACTCATAAACAGGAATATCATCGGTATCATCATTAGACCATACAGCCAAGCGATAAATGTTACTTTGCATCTTGCTTGGAACTGCGAGAATTTTATCTTTTAAATCAGGATACTTTGCAATAAGGTCATAGCGATTTTTAAATGTTCGACATAGAACCCATTCATTTTCCTGGTAATTTTCCTTTGTGCCGTCAAATACAACATCAAGAGGAGTTAAATTTTGAAACTCAAGTTCACCTTCATAAATAGGTTCTTGAGTATCAGGGTCAACTTCATAAACATCTCCACCTGTGGCATTCCATGCAAGTTTAATAAAACCTGCACCTAATACAATAGATAGTTCGCAGGCCTTTTTAATAGCATCTTCAAGCCCCTTTTCCCTCATATAATAGTCTAAAACGCCATTGGCTAAGATTGTTTGAGCGTATGATTTATAATCTGTATTAATAGCTCTAGTTTCCATAACAGGTCTATTAGCTGTAATCATCGCAAGGATATGTTGTGCAAGGTTTCTAAAATGGTTAATGGGGATATTTACAAGTTCTCCCTGTTCTCCAGTAAAAACAACTCTATGTCCAGAACCTAGATAATCAGCGTAGGCTCCGTGATAGGCTCTCCACATATTATATAGTTTCTCTACATATTGATTAGAAGTAAGAGCGTTATAAAAACTATCTGCTCTAACTAATAAGGTTGAAGCACATTCGGACGCCTCTTTGTTCGCAAAATATATTTCATCTGGTGATTTAAAGGCACTTTTATCTGACATTACCATTTCCTCTTATTCATCGGTTTAATATTAAAGATTTTTTTATAGGTATCAATTACAGAAGTTCCACTTTGTTTATCATAATTATCTTTATTTCTAACAAAGAGATCCCCCATATTTATTTCATAATTAGATGGGTACGGATTTTTTTTATAATTAATATTTTTTACCAAATATTTTAAAGCCTCTACGCAATCATAATGTCCATCATCAGGACTCCTATCAAAAATCTTTTTTGATTTATGCCATTTAGCATTTCTTAAATGTCTAATTAAATTTACACATTTAGGGTTAATAATAATTTTTTTATTACCGACCATTAGTCGCAAAGAATTAATTGAAGACTCATTGTCATATTTATTTGCTATTTGAAAAACAACTTCTTTGTTACTGTGTTTAGAAATTTCATTTAAAACAATATAATCAATATCACTGACTCTTAGAGCGGGTTTTTTTACTTCATAAGTTAAAGGATTTGTCCAAAGTTCTTTTTCTTTTTCAATTATTTTTTTAGAAAGATCCTCTAAGTTTTTATCTTTTTCTTGGAAATTATATACTAACTCATCTTGTATAATTAATTTACCGGCTTTAAAATCATAATAACCAAATACAAGAGCGGTTAAATCTTTAAAACCTAAATCCATTCCAACATAACAATCATAGTAAGGTGGAGTTTTCCATTCCTGAACAATTTCTTTTTCAAGTTCCGGGGTAAATTCTGGAATAACAGAAGTTGTAGAATCTTTTATAATTTCACAATAAAGTTCTCGTCTTGCAGCTTCCGTATTTGATCCGCCTAATTCATCAAATAATTCTTTTTTATGTTCTTCTGTCAAACGAGGATTATCATCAATTGTTTTTTTAATTAATGAACCTCTCATTTCAGATTCTTCAATATATTTAATAAAATCATGATCAAATGTTTTAGGAGGGGTTGATGCTAATATCCCACGACCTCTAGTCGTAAGTGTTGTGGGGAGAAGAATATCTTTAATAATATTTTCTAAATCACTACAGCTACCGGCCTCGTCAACAAAAAATAAATCAGAGTCGCCCCCTCTTAATTTTTCGGCATGTCCCGCATCTGTTCCTGCAAGTTGTATCTCAGATCCATTTGGGAAGTAATATGTATAATCTTTTTCTTTAAATTCTGGTCTTAAATATTCTGGGCAATCTTCCAAGATCTTTCTTATATTAGGTCTTACGTTATTTCGGACCTGAAGTTTTGTTGGAGAAAGAAATTTAACAATACTGTTTGGTTTTTTTAAACACTGTTCAATTGCTAATACTAAAAGACAAAATGTTTTACCAGAACGGCGAGCAAGAAGCCATGTTTGAATTTTAAATTTATTGGTATAAAATGCATTGTACAACTCTTTTTGAGTTACATCTAATTTGTATCTTAAATGCGCTTTCTTCCAAAGAGCTTCGATCTGTGGATTATTTGTTTTGTCCATTTGTTCCATTTTCAACCAATTTTTCTAATTCTTCTGGAGTCATTTCATCATATTTTTGTTGATCATATGGAATTTCTTTTGCTTTCAAAGAAAGTAGAATCTTTGTATAAGTATCAACCTTCTTACATTCTTCATAAGATAATTCACGTTCCATAGAAACTTGTCTTAGTAAATATAATTGTTCTCTCGCAATTGATTCTTCATCACTCACAGCAAACGCGTTATTTTTTTTCTCAACAACCATTGGAGATTTTTTTTCTAATTGAATTTTTAATTGAATATTTTCGTTTTCAACTTTTTGAATTTTTTTATTCAATTGAGTTAAAACTTTTTGTTGGGCATCTATATACTCCATCATTTCTTCTGGAGTTTTTTGAATGACTGTGAGTTTTGAATCAGACATTATTTCATTGCCCTCATTCCACCACTTAATTTGATACCCATGATAGAATTTTTAATTGAATCAATTTCTTTTTGTTTTTCATCTAATGATTTTTGTTGATTATTAAGACGTTCATTTAAGTCCAAAATTTTCTTATCATTTGATTTATATTCAAAAAATCCGGCGACTCCGCCCAAAATTAACAAAATTGCAGCTTCAACAAGCGTTGGTTGTAGAATTAATGATTTGACAAAATAAGCACC